ATGGGCGCGAGCCCCGCAGGTGATTTTTCGCAGCCAGGCAGCATCGCTTACGTGATCGGGCGGCGCGATCTGATGACTGTGGGCGTGTGGCGGAAAGCGAAGGGCGGCGAGATTGGCATGAACGTGCGGGACCTGCCGTATTAAAGGCACAAAAAACCGCTTTCGCGGCGGGGTATTGCAGGCAGTAGCGCTTACCAGCTGATAGCAGCAACTTCCTCGACCGTGCCTGCCGCTCTTACTGCTTTCACAAGCCGCTGCCGCCTGCCGGTTAGTTGCTGAAACTGTGTGAACATATCAGCATTATCAACGACTGCCAGGCATAGCTCCTGCAGCGTCTCTGTACCGCTATCGCCATTTCGTCCCGTAAGAATATTATCTAGCACTGGCGTTTCCGGGGCATCGCCCTGCTGATCGTCGTACCATGCCAGATAAGCCCGCGCTTCACGGTTTTGCTCTGTCCAGCTTTGCTGCTCAATTTCTGGGTAGTCTTTGATTAGCGGTTGCGCCTGGGCAGTGTAAGCGTCGTTGATCTCTTTGATCTTTGCCGCCTGAGCATCCGCTAGCAGCTCGGCGGGTGTTTTGGGTAGCGTGACCTCAGCATCATTTAGCCAGCTCATTCGGTCACCTCTTCTTCGTCAAGCGCTACATCGTAAAGCGGCAATTCAACAGGCCCATCGTGATTTTCCAGCACAATCGGCTGTGGAAAGCGCGTTTCATGCGGGGCGTTAGGGCCATGGCCTAAAATAACGGCGCACTCGTACTCATCTCCGCTTCTGCTCACTCGTCCTAAAACAGAGTGAGTAGCAATAGCGCCATCCGGAACCTCAGACAGATCATAGTCAATACCATTGACTGTTAATATTGTGCCAGAAACACTGACCTTTGTTTCGTTATCGGTCCGCATAGGTGAAAGCTTTAAGGTGATCTTCATTTCCGTCTCCTTAGTACCATCGTCCAACAGCCAGAAGGCTTAGGTCGCACCATCTGTCTGTGCTGTAAGTTGATTCCATTCGCCAATTGAAAGTTGAGCGTATCCCAGCATCTGCGTTGTTATCTGTTCTTGCTGACCACCCAACCAGTAAAAGGCTATTTAATGCGGCCGCACCATTTCCTTGCCCGTCGTATATACGGCCAGATGAATTCAAGAAAAGTGATATTTCTTTCGATCCTGCTCGTCGGTTTGCACTAGAAACAAAGAAAATAGAAGGGAAATTCCATACATATTGACTCGTAGTCCCATTTGCTTGGATACCTATCTCGCAAATCAATGTTCCGTCGGCCATCTTTACGTAGCGCCCGTTAGCGTTTTCTCCTCTTTCGAAAATCGCCCCGCCAGGAACTCCAGAAATATTATTTACTGACCCTAGAATATTGCTCCGTGCATACAGCCGCGTTTCCCTATCAAGCGTCTGCCCGGTCCATACCCTTACAAAAGGAGCACCTAGACCATCAAACATGATCCGTATAGCGCGCGCGGAATCAGCTCTGAAGAGGTCTAGCCCAGGGTAAAAGGCTGAGCCTGCAGGGTAGTTCAGGCCATTCGAACCTGGACCTGACAAGAAAAGATTCTTTTTTGGTGGCTCAGCCGCGTTATTGATTTGGTCTCCACCACCACCCAGCCCCGCAAAGCCTTCAGCCATCAAAGGCGCTCTAGCAGGCCCTACCGTCTCTCTTGAATAAGCACTACCTGCGAGATTAGGCAGTCCACTTCCCGGCGCATGCACAATATTCTCCGGATCGGTGCCCTGGCGATATTGATCTATCTGTTCAACGTCTTCATTAATGCTTTCGACGGTCGTATTGATATCCCGACCGAGCTTTTCAAGTGATGCATTAACACCGTTTTGTTTAGTAACAACCTCAGTCGTATCCCCTACTTGAAAGTTGTACTGTCTAAAGTCTGGTACCGGATTAATTAGCGTGGCCATTACGCCTCCTCAAATACGTGTGAGTGTGCCCAGTTATTGAAGTAGTTGTTTGTCTGCGCGAAGTTGGAGCGGCGCTTAGCGACAAAGGCATAAATTGCCTCAGTCACGCCGCCCTGTTCGGGATACATATTTACGTAGACTTCTTTGCGCTTGCTGTTTGTCATTAAGTTGAGCGCCAAATCCTCCATTCCCGACTTCTTTAGTGCATCAAGATCGAATGAGACGACGCGCGCTGACCCTTCTCCCACAGAGCGGAGAGACTTGCCCGCTGTACGCACTTGCTCGACAAACTCTTCAAGCTCAAAGCCCATGCCATACGTTGCGTTTTTCTCCGGCGAGTAGTACTGACCCGAGAAGATGCGCCCGATTTGCATATAGCCATCCGGGTTTTGTGGGTCTTGAATCGTGATACGGTAGCTATCGCAGAGCGTGATTTCTGGCAGCCAGATAACAAATTGGCGAACAGGCAGCATCGCCAAGTTGCTCGTACCCCAAGGGTCAACGCCGACAACCCATTCGCCGAGGGGCTTGATCTCAGAGGGAAGCCTGAAGCTACTGTCGTAAACAACTGCCCCGTTAAGTAGACATTCAAGTCGGACGCGGGCGCCCACGCTTAGGTTGTGCTGGTAGATCACCAGCGAATCAAGGTAAGTGGCGGGCATCAGCGTTGCTGTGATTATCTGCTGGCTTAGACTTATTGAGCGCCATACGTAGCTGCGGCCAGAGCGCTGCGTGTACGCAATCGGCAGGGCATTGCTTGTTGCCGTCAGAGCTGCGCGATCATGCACATTGTCGAAAATAATGCGCAGGTTTTGGCTCATAGCCACACCTCCATATTGGTTGAGCCACCACGGCGGGTAGGGGAGCGCGATACCGCAATAAGACGGCACGCGCGGTTATTGAGCGGCGGCGTATTGACGGCTAGCGTCATGCCCACATCGACCGGCGGCAGAAAGGCCTCAACGCTGTACGTATCGCGCCGGACGGCATGCAGAGCTAGGAGGCGGTTTGTCTCTGTCACCACGTCGGCTTGCCGCTGGATGCAGGTGTCCCGAGACACTTTTTCTGCGAGCGGGTATCCACTGACCGATTGTGTAGCTTTGTTCTCGCTCCATTCGCGAGTGAGACGGGCGCTTTCGTTCGCCGTGACCACGCCCGCCACGTTGGCCAGCGTCTGGTAATTGCGACGCCAGCGCAGCGTGAGGGATTGCCAGGGCTGTTCGGTGCTTGATAGCTGAATAGCGCCGTCAACGATATCGTCACTAACAAGCGTTAGCTGTGATGCGCCTGGGGCTTTATGCTGACGCATTACTAGGCGGCCGGTAGCATCAAGAAACCAGTACGCGCCCATGCCAGAGCACAGGTCATCGAGTATCTGTCGTCCAGTTACCTCGCTGTTATAGTAGAGGCCCACGCGGTAGCCCGGCATTTCGATCTGATTGATCTGAATGCCGTACTGCGAGGCCACCCACTGAGCGATGCGCGTTGGCGTGTTGTTCTGTTCCTCGATGTCGACTGTGAGCGTTGCGTTGTCGAGCCCGGCATTCAGCACAAACGAGCCGTTCTGTAGGTTAGGTGTGAACGCCACATCAGCATTGCCGCTACTCTTCGGGCGTAGCGATGTAACCGGTAGGAATGATGCTTTCCATTCATACGGGTCGGGCTGCAACAGGTACGCCGGGGCGTTGTAGATACTGCCTAACGCCAAAGGCACCGGCCCGCCATCGTTCGGCAACTGCCCGGTGTCGATAGGCTCATCAAGCACGCTCGACTGATCGCTCATCGCAAAGCGCAACTCACCCTCGCGGGCAGTGATGATGCCGCCATTGATTCCGCTAGCCAGCAGGCGAAAATCATCGCGGGGCCAGTCCGGGCCGCCCAGGTACAGACGGATTGAGTGACCCTGCCATTGCAAAGGAATCCAGTTGGTGAGCGAACCGTCGTCCACCATGGCGATTTCACCGAACCCAATCAGACCGTCTATCCGCGTTGATATGTCTATCGCGGCATCGAGACAGTCGTCATAGATTCGGTTCGGGTCGCTGTCAGTGGGTTTCGAGATAAAAGGGGCCGTGGCCACATACTGTGTGCCGCCAGCATGCACTAGCTCCGCGAGCAGCACTCGAGGGGCGTCGAGGTCCGACAGCCACAGATCATATTCAGCTGTCGTCATGCCACGTTTCCTTTTTTCTGTAGCCGCATGGTGCGGCTCTGGTTCTCGGTTTCACGAAGTTGGGCGTCACGCTGGCGTTTAGCCTCCATCGCGGCCTTGGCTGTAGCATTGGCGCCATTTCCGGTGTTGGTTTCAACGTTGCGCAGCAGGTCAGTGATCTGCTTACCCTGGCGCTCAATCGTGCGCTGCATGTCACGCATGACCTCAGTGAGATCACTCGCACCGAGCAGCGGAAAGGCGGGGAGGGGTGGCAATTCAGCGCGAATGCCCAGCTCTCCGCCAGCCATACGAGAAAGCGGCATGATGGCCTCAGGTCCAGCCTCGCCCATTAAGCCCATGTCGAAATGAGTAGGGCTCGACACGATACTGTTAGTGAACACGCCCCCTTGCGCGAAGGGCGCGGCATTCCCAGTTAGTGACTGGTACTCCTGCCGCATTCGCTCAAGCTCTTGCTCGCGACCGCCGGCCAGTTCCAAACGGCGAGCTGTCCATGCGGCTTGCTGGCTCTGATATGTCCAGCTAGAAATCTGGTTGAGGAATGCGCCTTGATCACCATCAATCCAACCATAGCCGCGGTACTTATCAACGTTGCCGTTAGCATTTTGCCCAGTTTGCTCAGCTAAGCCGTAGAACTCGTCGATCTTCGACTGCACCCCCATAGCTTGAGAGGCTAGGGCCGAAGCTTGGCGTTCACGGTCAATGCGCTCCCGCTCAGCTTGCTCTGCTTTTAGTCTCTCTCGCTCAATGCTCGCCCGCTCGTCATTAGCAACGCCTAGCGCGTTAATGGAGTCGCGAAGGCTAACCATTGTGGAATTAAGGCCTACAAACTGATCAGTGGTCCGCGTCATCTCGCTAACTAGGCCATTTAACGACTGCAGCTGATCGCGCGCCCGCTCCTCAAGCGTCTGCGTGTTGTCTTTAGTGCCCTCACTGGTTTTTCCGAGCGCTTCTAATTGACTGATCGTGCCGCTGCCGTCGGCATCCAGTTTATTAAAGATGCGCCGCAGCTCTTCATCCGAAGCCATGCCCTGGAAGGCGCCATAAAACTCATCCCAGTCAATTAACCCACTTGCATCAAGATCGATGCTGTCGAACAGCGGATGGAGAGAGCTGGCAATTCCACCCGGTAGTTGAGAAACCGCATCCTGCAAGGCATCGCGTATCTCTTTTGCCAGATACTCTTCAGAGCTAATTTGCTCAGGCAGGCCTTTGAGCGCATCGAGCACATCTTTTTGAATCGACTGGAAGGCACCACCGCTGGCAAACATCGCCTCACCAGCTGTCAAATAAGAATCGGCGTACTGAGTGATGGATTGCAGAGCGTTACGATCACCGGATTCAGCAAGCACTAACTGCCGCGCAAACTGCTCACCAGCGGCCTCAAGGTTGAGCCCAGGCGTTTGGCTAGTAGCATTGCGCTGGTCAATCCACTGGTTAATACCGCCAAGCGTGCTGTTCAGCTGCTCTCGAACGCGCTCAATCTCACGGCGGTAGTTCTGCGCCGCCTGCGTCACGCGCTGCTTGCTCTCTGCCTCGTCTTGCATGGCCCATATAAAGCGCTGGGTTTCATGCAGAAGGGGGTCGATGCCTTGCAGCTCTCGCTCACGCTGTAGTGCCAGGGATGCTTGGGAATCGCCCATTAAATCAAGCAGAGCTAACTGTTGATCGAATGATTGACGCTCAAACGCTTGATACGCACGGCGCACATCATTCTCCAGCGTGCCGATTTGGTCGTTCAGCTCAGCCAGGCGCGATGCAAAGGCATCTACACCAGCGCTGGTTTGATCAAGCATGTTCTGCATCTGATCGAAAGCGCCGGCTAACTGCAGAAGCTGAACGTAATTACGCTGACCAGCCTCTGTTAGCTGATTTTGCTGTTCAACCAGAGCGCGGAAACCGTCACGCGTAGCGGGTAGGGCATAACCCATCTGGCTAAGTGCGTCGGTTAACTCACGCTGCAGGTTTGCCGCACGCTCTGCGTCAGAGAAAAACGCTTGATAGTAGCTGTCTTGCAGCGAGGCCAGCTGATCAATACCTCCAGCGAGCTGAGCGATAGTATCCGCGGCGCGTAGAGCGCCCGAGGCCGACGCATTAAACTGCAGGTTGAGATTTTCGCTCGCAGCGCCCATCAGATTCAGTGCGCCCATGGCCGACTGAGTGCGGGCAATAATGGTATCGACGTCAGTGCCCAAGCTAGACACGAACGCGCCAAACTCGCCATCCAGCGCCGATACTGCAGCGATGGTGCGGTTGGACAACTGAGCCATCACACCATCGACACCGGAGGCTGACAAACGCACACCCTGAACAGCCTCTGCCATGCGGTTCAGCTCGGCAGGGGACCGGGCTAGTGAGGCTAATAGGTCATCGCTCGCCGCAATAGCCGCCAGGAATTCACGCTCTTCAGGAATGCCGCCAAACAGCTCGTTAGACCGGCGCGTTCCCTGCCCAAACCCTACGGCACCGAATGCACCATTACGCACGCTGCCGTGGCCGAAGTTGTCATTAGCGCGGGTATCAATGTTTAGGTGAGGATTGGTCTTGCTACCGCCGAACAGACCGCTGATAGCTTTGGTAATACTGCCGCCCAGCAGGCCATCAATAGCTAGCCCACCAGCAATCCAGGGCATAGCCGCGCTAACGCCAGCGGTAATACTACTCATGATGCCCGCAGATGCCGCTGGGCCGATAGCCGCCCCGGTTGCCGCGCTGCCGTAAAGCGTGCCCGCCGTCTGTGTGGCAGCCCCTGCGTACAAACCACCAGCCGAAGCCGCCGTCGCTGCCGTTGAAGCGCCACCGAGCAGCGACGATCCGTTCATCAGGTTTTGCGCTGCACCGATAGTATTAGCAAACCCACCAACACCACCGCCACCCAGCAAACCGCGCATATCTTTCGTAAAACCCACAACGATGGGTCTTAGTGTTGCTTGGTAAGCCAGCTCCGCCAGAAGACGCTTAAAGCCGTCTTGCAACTGATCAGCGAAACTGTCGAACGAGTCAAAAGCACCGGCAAAGGCATCCGCAAACGTCTGATCGATGCGGTTCGATGCTTCTTCCCAGGCGCGGGCCATTTCTTGCGCCAGGGGGTCGGCCTCTAACGCCAGTGCAGCCATCTCATCGCGCACCGACTGGATCATACGACCGTACTGCTGGCCGTCGATGTCGCCACGGCGGTAAGCGGCGTTGATGTCGTTGATCGCGGTGGTGAGTTGCTGGCCGCGCTGGTATTGGCGGTCGTATTGCTGTGATAGCTCCTCCACGCGCTTGATATTCGGATCAGCAGCGCGCACGGCTTCGTTGTAGATTTTGGCGGCCTGACCAATCGCGGCGTAGTATTCCAGCGCCGACTTGGTGCCGTCTTCATACGCAACGGTCAGGCGTGCAACAGTGGCGTTGTATTCCGCTGTCGCAGCACCGGCAGGGGACAGCTGCTTGAATAGGTCGCTGTAGGCTGAGATGGAGTCGTCTAGTACGCGCTGGCGTTCGCGCTCGGCGTTTGCCAGGGCGCGCTCGGCTTCTCGGGCCTCACGGTTTGCTGCTGTGTTGGTTTGCGTAATGGTTGTGGTGCGCTGAATGGCAGACGCACGCTCATTGATCATGCGGATAGCGTTAGCCAGGTAAGCAGCACCGGCACCGCCAGCATCAGCCACGGTCAGCGCAGACGTTAACGCCACGGCTGATAGCTCGGTTTGCACGCCTTTCAGCAGGCTGGTCAGCGTCTCCATATTGAGCAATTGAGCCTGAACCATAGCCTCAGCTTCGGCAAAGCGGCGTGCGCGGTCTAGATGCGCCTGGGCCTCTTCATCGTTGCCAGCAGCGATAGCGCGGCGGTAGCCTTCAAGTGCGTCTGTCTGGCCAGCTACGGCAGCCGCCATATCAGCATAAACACCGGTGAAGCCTTGCTGCTGAGCAGCATAAGCGGCAGCTTCATCGGCAGTCATGCCTAGTACGTCGCGAGCACCGCGCAGCTTGTTGATGTAGTCGTCCCACTCTTTACCGCTTTCGCCCAGCGTATTTGCCAGGGCGTTATAGCTACGCCGCGCATCCAGCGCGGATTCAGCGTTACCCATAAGCCACTGGTCTAGCGTGCGGAATATGCTGACGCCAGTGACCTGTGACTCCAAGACCTGTTTCCAGGCTCGATCGTATTCTTCCAATCCCGCCTCATTCGCAGCGATAACGCGGGTTTGTTCGCGAAGCTCGGTATTAAGCTCTGCAATATCGTGAGTAGCAGACCCAGAGAAGCCTTGATACCACATGCCTTGGTTTTGGCTTTGCTGCTCAAGCTCTTCAATTTCCCGCCTTAGTCGTTCGGCTTCGACTCGAGCCTCGGCCAAATCCTGCACAATTGACACGCGGTTGCTCTCGTATTGCGCGTTTGTGAAATCTCCCAAGCTATCAACTAGCTCGTTAATCTCTTGCTTTGTTTCGCGTGCCGCAGCTGACGTGATTCCCAGAGCATCCCGGAAGTAATAAATAGCTCCAGCGGCTAGCACAGCGGCGCCTACAGGCCCGCCCACCAAAGTCATGGCGCCAGATAGTGCTCGGGCAGTAACGCTAGCCCGAGTCATCGCCGCATTGGATGTATTAACTGCTAGCGTATGGGCTGCCTGAGCCTCTGTGGCGCGAATGGACGCAGCGCTGAGGTTCTGCATTGCAAACGCATGGGCATTTGTTCCCGCTGTCGCTTTTGCATCTGCCACAGCCCTTGCCTGGGCTGCTCGAGCTGCTTGCAGCTCAGCTGCAGTTCTACGCTCAGTCTGCTGGGCTGCTGTCGACTCTGCCCGAGCCGCCTGAATACTGGCGGCTGTTTTTTCTATCGTTTTTCGAGTGCCTCCCGCTATAGCTGAAGCATATCTCCCCGCATATACCGCAGCCACGCCGATAGCTGCGTCTCTGAGAAAATCCATGTTTTCCGTAAGCGGCTCTATGGATTCGCGCATCACGTCTGAGGCACTAACCATAATGCCTGCAATCCCTTCGGAGGCCCCAAAAGACCTATCAAGGGTGCCTACCAACTCTTGAGCCGCATTACCTATTAAGGTAAAGCCGTCCTCAATAGTGGCGGGCATATCTTCGGCTTCTTGCTGCAAAACCTGCATTTGCGAGATTAGTGCGTCAAACACTCTATCTGTCGTTAATAGACCGTCCTGAGCCATATTTCTAAGCTCAAGTGTGGTCGTGTTTAGCCCTGCCGCCAGGGCTTCCGTAAGGCGGCCGCCATTCATGATGACAGTGTTGAGTTGATCGCCACGAAGCTCGCCTAGCGCAAATGCACGCGATAGGGCGCCCATGACCGACGCGGCCTCTTGCCCCCGCGTAGCGCTGATAACCATGCTGTTATTCAGCGCGTCCGATAGGTCTAGCTGCTGCTCAATGCTGTAACCAAGCTCGGTAAGGGCCGTGGAGTTGGCAAGGAAGGTCTCTGCGGTTTGCTGTAGAGAGGAGTAAGTTGTACGCGCTGTTTGTACGATCCTCTGCATCGTTTTATCAGCAATATCTACATCTTTAGTCACGTTTATCACACGTGAGTTAAGCTCACTCCAGCCGTCGGCATAGTTGGTTAACTGACGAACTGACATAACGCCGCCCAGTACACCCACCACCTTAGTAAGGTTCTGCATTGACAGGGCAGTTGCACTTCCTTTTTTATCGACAGCGTCCAAGCGTCCTTCCATTTCTCGCAAGCGACGCTCACCTGTAGTGGAATCTATGATCAATTCCAAACGCGAGCTTACGGGGTACGCCATAGCTCTATCTCCGAGGCACAAAAAAGCCCCAGCGAATGCCGAGGCTAGAAACAAGAAAACCCGCCGAGGCGGGTTGGGATTTGCTATTTACCTACTGTTAATAACAGCTACCAATTACAAGCCTCTCGAAGAGGCTGAACGGCCTCTTCGAGCTTCTTAACATTAAACCTCATCGTCTGAGGAGACGCGTTATATGGGGTTGCGGACACTATCATCATTTCATGGCCGAACATGTCCTCTATAAAAGGGATTGCCGTATCGTCAGACCACAACCCAAGAGCCATATTGTCAGTGGATGCATGCATGCTTTTTGTCACTGCGCCATCCTGGTCAAGCCGGTACCTTACTTGCCCATAATCTTGAACATCTGACATAAAGTTACTGGCAAATGTTATGTATGCGCTAGTGGTGCCTTCCTGGCATCTGATGTATAGCCGGGGCTTTCCATTCCGCCCGGCGCGCCCCCGAATTCTATCCAGAGAATAAAGCTCCATGTTGACTGTCACTGAGTCATCAAATGGGGATGTTGACCCCCTGATGTGCCAATTGCCAACTGCATGATATGAATCAGCCACTGCCGCCCCAGAACACGCCACCAAGGCCAGCACCACTGCCACCAATAGCTTCATACCTTCCCCTTGTTATTTATTTAGCAGCTTTAACTTTAAGCAGGATGCTTTCAGGTAGTCGCATCTCATCTGCCATCACCCGGCCTGCAAAATTATGCGAGAAAGGTATTGGGGCTTTATTTCTGTCGCTTACTTCCTCCCAGCCAGTAAGCAGGTGCCGAGAGAACGCTTCCATAACTACCGATCTATCCTCAAAATCGTTAGTGTTCGCGGCCGTTCGGCAAAGGCTCTCCAGATAACTGAGATCAACATCATTTTGGACGTAAAAAACAGCGTCCATCACTTCAATTTTGCTCATCCTCCCCCCTTGTTATTCGTCAGGCATTTTTAGCCAGCGTTACGTCTTTCTGTTTGCTTTATAACGGCGTTGGAGACCAAGGTTATTCGGCGCAGAGCAAGTAGGGCATAAACGAAGCATCCAATCACTAATGGCGCAAACCAGAGTAAAGCCGATAGCTGGTCGAAGAATCCAAGAAGGCCAATAAAGCAAAGCAGTAACGCGCCATCAACTGAAGATGAAATGTACCCCATAAAAACAGGTTTATATCCGCTATCGGCAAGAATTTTCATCTTCTTTTCATTGGATAACATCATAGATTTTAAAGTTACAGCGAAAGCCGCAAATATTCCGCCTAGCGTGATAACAGATGAATAGAATGCGCTGTCGCTTGGAAGGTTTACCCCATAGTGAGCAGAGCCACCCGCGGCGGCTGCGGCTATTAGGCCCAACCCTATAGGGTGCCTCTTTTCCCAAGTTAGCGTATTCATAAACATTGCATCCACTCCTAGCGAACGAATCCTTTTCTTTTCCACGAGGCGAAAACTCGATAGAGAGCAATCCAGCGGTCCTCTATATCCATACGATAATCCGCAGAGCTGATCGGGACTTCTATCTCTGCCGTTAATCTACCACCCAAGAGGTCAATTATCTCAGGCTTTTCATCGTCGACTGGACCCTTTGTTTCAAGTTTTGTTACCGTATTATCATCTTTTTTATTCAAGTTCTTGAGCCAACCTGCCAGCTCTTTCGCCTTGTCATTCAGCCATATGCCTTTGCGATTGCTTTCAACGCCAATAGTTATATTTAGCATAGTGCCATCAAGCTCACGGGAAGCATTGAATATGTGCTGAGCAGCCTGGTTAGCCTTCAGGTCTTCCTCACTCACTTGGCTAGTGTCTATCTTGGTCTCAATCCGCGTTAAATGCCGCTGCGTTTGAAATTTTCGCTCAAACTCCGTATCGAACTTAGGCTTGAACTCATAAGCGCCCTCTATAAGAAAGGCGTTGAGGTAGCGCTGTATGGCTGAGTGCCTAGGGCCGCTATGCGCATACTGAATCGCCATATAGCCAGACGTCGGATCATATAGAACTGCCGTATCCTCTCCGGGCGATCCGCCATCGTAGTTGATGCTTTCCAAGGGAGTATGATTATCTGCCTTTCCGGGTCCGTGTCCATCCCTGAAATTCATTACGCTGAAACAAATGACTTCTGACACACCGCTTATTTCCGGTATGTCGCGGCTAGACGCTAGCTCTTCGAGTCGGTATTTCTTCTTGTTTATGAGCTGGATTCGGTCGCTGTAAACCTTCGAGTGGATCTTTCCCAAAGTGTTTGAAAGTAAAGGAGCTTCCTCTGTGCGCCCTACATGGAAGAGATGTACTTTAATTGGATTAGTGCTTGCCATTCTGTTCCCCTAATAAGCTTAAATCGTCATGCGCCTCTACGGGCGCTCTAACCGATCTTAGCTTTAAAGGGGAGGGGGTTGCTACCTAAGGCTGATGTTTTCTACTGCTGGCGTTCTGTTGGCTTCATGCTTTCTCCTTAGTTTGCCGAATCGTAGGGCAGGAGGAGGCAAGGGGTAGGGCGCGCCAGTTTAGCCACCCCTGCTTTGACGAGGCTTCATTTATCCGCCGCTTATTCTTTACCAGTTGATGCTGTGCCGTTACGTAGAGATGCCACGAATTCTTGCACCACCCCGAAAATAGGATCTTTCTTTAGCATCTCAAGCCCTATCTCTGCATGCTCAATGGTGAAAGTACTATCAAATTTGCATCGATTGAAATACGAGGACAGCTTTTTGGTCCGCGATTGAGGCGGCTTTGTGTCAGCGGCGATGGCATACATAATCTGCGCTAAAGCGGCGTCATGCCTGCCTTCAAGCCTGGATATGTTGGCCATGTCTTCGTTGATCGAGGCGAGGAGCTCGAACGTTTGCGCTTTTGTAAAGTTCATTCTATTGGCGTGTGATAACCAGTAGTGTTGCTGCTCTTGCAGTAAGCGCCAGGCGTCGTCAAAACGTTTTTCTTTTATCGCCGCCTTAGCAGCGTGCTTGGCTTGAGCGGCTTTACCGAGGTGGTCTTCTTTCAATGCGCCTATTTCTTGCTCAGGCCGACGAGGGGCTGGTGGCTTGCGAGCTTCGATGCCTTTAGGAATGCGTTTGGCGCGGACTATTTCATTGGAAGGTCTTTTCGACTTTCGGTAAGGATTTTCGTCAATGAGAGTAGTTTTGACGTTGCCAGCAAATAGCTGCCATAGCAAATGCTTCATCCTTTTGTTCCCCGCTAATTAGTGTTTTTAACCCTTTAGATTATTAGATGCCTCATCCTAACTTGATTAGGCGGGGAGGGATAGGAAAGAGTAGCCGGGTTGGTGGGTTAGGATGCCACGCTTAACGGGCGCAAAGTTGCGCCCGTTGCCGTTGCAACTAAAATTGAATCATTAGGCCGCAGCCGGGTAGATAATCCTTAATTGGCCCTTCACCCCGTACATGCGCGAGCATCGAGCAATGAAGTCTTGGTAGTCGACGCATGAATTAGCAAGGGTAGTGATTTCATCCATCTGCTTCTCTACTCGGCGCAAAGCGGAATCTGAAAGCACTTGATGAATTTTGTGGGCGCTACCCGCTCGCTCTTTTGCTGCCTGATAGATCTCATCATCAAGCGCGACTCGATATACCCAATCCTTGGTTATCTTTCCAAACAATGCAGGCGTGCCGCCAATATGGCCAGCGAAGGGCAGGTTGGTCATTTTGCCCAGCGCTTGGTAGAAGCGGTCAACAAATCGCTTTTCCCATTCGGCGGGTGATTCGAGAACGGCATATTTAACCGCCCTAAGGCGCTCCAGCTCTTCGCTCTTCTCTATAAAGCTGTCGACCAACCTTACTTGGCCGTCCTTAGACTTCTCCCCACCAATGTAGGGCATTGAGATCAAAAAACCGCGATGACTTAAAAGGATGCATGGCATCTCTTTATTTTGCTTTGATCTGTAGGATGACTCCTTGAAATCAAGGGCTCCTAAATGGCGACTAGCTATCAAATCCCTGATGCTTGTCAGGACGTTGTCATGCCGACGCCCAAATTCTTCAGAGACGGTTAAGCTAGAGACATACAGGTTGCCATCTACGTCGATTTTAATTAGTTCGTTCATTGCGTCTTTCCTTTTAGTAAAGAACCCTGTTGCCCAGAAACGTCAGCCCCTAGAGGGTCCGCCGACCGCTGCCGACGATTCTCCAGGGCTCTTTCTGAAAGGTTCTAGGGATGATCGCGCCGGGCATGGCGCATAAAAAAACCGCCACAAGGGCGGTTAATGGTGGTTATGTGGTGATGCAGTACGTTAGCCAGCGATGGCCAACGTACTGCGGTTATGCCAAGCTCATCTATTCGGGCACTTGATGCTCGGTAATAGACACATGCCAGTTGTTGTTAGCGCCCAGCAGAGCATGGATGGTTACGGGGTTTTTGTAGCGAGGCAGTACCAGCGGGCTAGCCTTACCGTTGATGGTGTAGCCAGTAGCACAAGCCACTTCGAAGTTTTTACGGTACTCACCGTTCTTACCATCACCGTAAAGCTCGAAGCGAATAGGTGCTATACCTCGAAGTTCGCGCAAGTCTTTGTTGTCGTTTAAATAAAGCCTGCTTGTTTTGCGAATGACCGTGGCATAGGTTTGCTGGTCGGGCAGCGGCGAGGCATATACGCCGTAGCTACTTTCGTCATCATTCGTGCTGCTAACTACGTCGCGCTGATGCGGCGGGTAAAACCACGTGCCGTTATAGGGGAAAGTAAACGGGTAGAATTTCCCCTGTTTGCCTTCTTGACCGTTCGGACGGAGCCACCCCATTGTTTGCAGGTTCTCAGGCCGAAGTCCGGTAGTTGCGTTGATTACCGAACCGTTTGTTGAGGAGCTGCTTTTCGTCTGGCACGTGTTGATAAAGTTCGCGATTGGTTCACCCTCGCAGTACAGGTGGCCCAAAACGGTGCCGTTATAAGCGTTTTGCGGCTCGTCACCAAACACGGCGGCTGTTGCGCAGTATTGGCTAGTAATGCCTTTGCCGTGGGGCGTGTACTGCTCAGACAACCAAACAGCGGGACCAGAACGCGTCGCAGTTACGGTGCCAAAGGTGGCTCGGGCGGTGTTGCCCGACTCGTTAAGGCAGAGTCCGCCGCCAAACACCAGGCCGATTTCAATGCCTTGGTATTGATACTTATCGGGAATACGCGGGTAGACGGTGATGGTGCCTTTTTCATAGTCCACATCGGTGATCTTGTGGGCTTTCTTGAACCCTGTTTCATCCGTCGTGTAAGCAAGCCCCTTAGTTAAACGGTGCGCCTCAGAGGGGATGCGGGCCGGGTCAGCAACATGCATAACGGTGCGCTGGTGAATATTATTGCTCTCACGATTTTGAAATGAGGCAATCTTAACTAGGTACTCTCGATCACGTCGCGCATTAGCACCGGCATTTAGTGCAACAATGTTGCCCAGTTCCATCATGTTACTGTTAGGGCCACCGCCTGAGGTGTGGTACGCCGCCCAGCCTGAGCCGCCCTTAAAATCAATGTCACACAGCTTAGCAAGCCGGTTGCCGGAAAGGCGCACACCGTTGACAGTATCGCGACCTACATTGAGGCTCGCTGTTTCTCCGCGCACGCCGCGCAGCACCATTTTGCCGGACCAATCCGCATTGGCGTTCGCAATAATGTGGACCATATCGTCCAAGCCAACGGTATCTGTTAACCAAAGATCGAAGTCGATACGTTTGCCGGCCTTCGTGATGACAAGCGTGCGGTCGATATTCCACTTGCCCGTTGCAGCTAGTCGGCAATGATTAGCTTTACCGGTACCTGCAAACGCAAAAAACCGCTCTAGCGTATCGCTATCAGAGTCACCTTCTTGCGCGAAGTCTTGAGGAATGTACGTGATTCCGTTAGTTGCTGGAATATTCATGTTCACCTCTCTTTTCGTGCATTAAAAAAAAGCGCTAGGAACCTAGGCGGCTTGGTGTTGCTGCTGTTGTGCTTGGCTGATTTCTCGGTAAGCGGTGTCCATGGCGTCAATTACCGCCAGAAGCTCCTCGTCTTCGCATGGCCACCCAAGGCGATCTGATAAATCGAACATCTTGGTAGGTGGTATCTGTGCGATGCCGCTCATGGACGCTGGACGCTCACGGCAACATAACGAGAAAGCCCGCAGCCAGAAGTTGGTGCGGGCGTCGATTTCGGGTGGCTCAGGCTCTACTTCTAGAAAGATGCAGTCGTTGGTGTACTCCTTGACCGCATCTTCAAACGTTACTCCTGGGCGCTGGAACTGCGCTTGCCACTTGAGGAGGTGGCTGGCTTTTTTGCTTCCTTCTCCACGTATTCCTGCTCAAAGCGCGCCATCTGACGTGATTTGCGACGAATTTCATTGAATAATGTTTCGTCATTCAGAAGCAGGGTGGTTGCATTCTCAATGCTGTACGGGACGCTAGATCCGTCCTCTGCAGCCATGTCTTCCCAGTCGCGCAAAACGCCTTCAGCCCACTCGCGAGCAGTGCCGCGCAAGCGCTCCATAATCGGCACATCGCCGTCTGGATATTTCTTCTGCATCTCTTTTGAGATGCGCTCGCTGGCCTCCAAATGAGCAGTGTTGCCGCTCTTTGCAACCTTAAAGCGACCTCCATCGAACTCGATCCACTCACCTTCGACGATTTTCTGCTGATCAAAACGATTGAACTTATAAGCCATGAGTATTTCTCCTAATCCTGTGGATGCCTGTTAAAAAGAGGCCCCGGCGAGACAGGCTGCACGAAGGGGCCAAACTGGTTTATGGGGCTGGTTCGGGTTCGGGGGTTGGGACATTACGGGTGATCGTGATCATCTCGCCGTTCGCGGCAACGGCAGCGGTGCCGTCGACGCTCATATCGAGAATGGCGTCCAGGGCCCCGGAGGGCGGCTCGGTGGACAGATCAACGCGGCCCAGCTCAAAGTTATACGTGTAGCCGTTCGCGCCCATCATGAACGCCATTTCGATAGGTTCGTTTGCGATAGAGCGGCGCCACAGGTCGAGCGAGGACGATGCCATGCGCACGGTGCTAGTGGTCGTGATGTCAGAGCTACCGAGGAAGTGGTTCTGGAACTGCGAGCCGATGCATTGATCGGTTTGCAGGTTGGCGTTGATCGTTAGCCCCAACGATTTGAAGCAGGTGTTGACCAGCGGGGCGCCGTCGACCAGCACGCCATTCAGATTGCTCGATGCATCGAAAATGATGGTGGTTGTTTCGTCGAGGAAGGTATCGCCGCTGGGGTCGTAGTCGGCATCTACGGCGCGGCCCATGAACGTGATCTGCCCGGTAATCTTCTGTCCGGAATCGGCAGAAATCGAGAACTGACCCACTTCCATGTCGGTGAACATGATGTGCTCATCACTATCCATGTAGCTCTTGAGCACGTCGAAGCGCACCGGCGTAGTCCCGACGGTCAGCACGTTGTCGGTCCAGGTTGTGCAGAGCGCCGCTGCGAGAAAGTCATCGTATGAGCCAGCACTAATCTCGACGTCCAGAGTCCCGCCTGCTGTAATTGTCGTGACTTTTTGGCCGCTCCTTTGACGATCGCTTCTAATTTCATCCGAGCGCTGAACCTCAGTGCCCGCCGTGAGCGCGTCATTAGTCCGACGCAGGATTTGCCAGGGTCCGCTGCTGCCGTTTGCGCGGTAGGCGATGCGCACCAGATTGGATGCTGCCATATCGTGTTACCTCGTGGTGGTGATACAAAAAAACCGCCACGAAGGCGGTTGGTGGTGATGCTTGGTGGGTCTTAATCGGCGTCGAAGTCTGTCACGACATTACGCCGGAACCAGTCATCTTCGGGGTCGACGTTAACGACCGAAGTAGCTAGGGTGCTGAGCTTGGCTGTTTGCCAATATTGGAAATGCTCTGCAAGAGAGTCGGCGATGCGTAGCGTCTCAAGCGTCGGGTTTCCAACAACACCTAAAGGCTTGTCTACGTCGACGCGAGGGCAGTAAATCTCCGCCGTTATGACGCCAGGCACGCGGCGGCAAGGGGATTCTCCAACTCCGGCAGTGAATGCCTTGGACGTAATGACCACAAAGCGCACCCAAGGCCCGCGTGGGTTGCTATTACGGGCCTTACTGACGCCCTCTGGAATAATATTCCCATCAAACCAAACCGGCACCTGGTCACGCATTGGCCAACTTGCCATGCGGCGTTCAAGCGCTTGCTGAATTTCGGTATAGGTCATTAGCGGCCACCGTATTTGGAGCGAATCAGCGATGCCACAACGCGGTAGACGCCTTGTCCTGCCTGATCCGAATGCCCATCTTCTATGGGAATTCCATGAGGCGAGTTATTTTGAAGGTACACAATTGTGTATGGCGCGTATTCGTTTAGCAGCTTTCTGATTTCCCGATCATAGGCCTCTTGGTCGACATTGCCTTTAGGTGCTGAAGACCCTGCCACCATTTCGAACGTCATGTCGCGGTCGCCAATCGAAATGCGATGATTCTGGCGGTACGTGCCTTGATCTACTGGTGAGTGAAAATGAAGAGCTTGCAATGCCTCAGCGACAATACGGTTTCGCAACTGCACGAACTCGTTTTCGACCTGCGGGATAAATGCCGATAGCGGCATACTCCATCCACCCTTAGCCATTACGTTCTCCTCAGCGCCATGGTCCAGGTCACCGAAGCCGGATCTTGTCCGACGCTTTTAACGACCATTCCATTGATGACGTCATCGACCTGAGGCACTACCAGTGCGCCAGTGGGTTCACCATCGACCACTTCAATCAGCTCGTTTTGGAGAACGGCAGAAAGCTTGGTGTCAGTGGCAAGGATCAGTGCACCGTCAATCTCTTGCTGTTTGAATGACCCAAATACGCCCCTGCCGCGGTATCCACTAGTGACCACCGGCGTAGTGCCACTCTCCCAGTCGTATTCGCCAGCAGCCGTGGTGCGCACGCACTCGAATGGTTTGATGGCATCAGCTAGCCCATCAGGATCATCGTATGCCTCTGCCAGGTCGGCCTGTAGATCATCGCGGAGACCCATATCAAAGCTTCCTCAGCAGTCGGACGCCAGAGCCGTATGGACTTAGCCACGCACTTAGCAAGTCTCTGACGTAAAGCATATCGCCAGCCACCGGCTTAGAGCCGTCCATGTACTCGGTCTCTGATTCAACCGTATCCCCTTTGACGCGCTTACGCTTGATGTTGCCTTTGGAGCTTGCGTAAAGCTCACCCTTGGCCGCCATGCGGGCCAGATAAGCACCGGCACGGGTAATGCGCTCGTCATCGGTGTCGGGCGGCACGGCATTAGCGAATAGCCAGTCGTTGGCCTGCATGACGGCGGCAGCCTTTTGGTCGGGAAGGGCCCAGCCCACACCGAGCAGGGCATCAACTTCTTCTACGGTGATGAACTGGGCCATGCATCAATCCTCGTATTTGTCTTTCAGGTAACGAAGCACAGCACGCTCTTCTTCATCGCCCAGCGATGTGCCGCGACACTCAACGCGCACACCTTCATGCTCAATATCGAACTCCGGCATGGCATAGGTGACATCGAGTTGCGTAATTTCGCCTACTTCGGCGCGAAGGTGGAGTGAGCTTACGCGGGGATTGCGGCTATCAATGGATAGCTCTGCGTCGGCCGTTTCGGCTCCGCTCTTGAGCGTAACTGTGGCCATGCCTCACTCCTGCTCGTCGTTAAGCTCATCCAGCTTTTCGCGGATGGTTTCGGCTTTCATGCGTCCGGGCTTTTTGCCGGTGCGCTCTTCGTATTCTGCGGCGAGGGCGTCTCGCTCCTCGTCTTCCGCTGACGCTTTCGACGCTGGTTGCGTGAAGGCCCCTTGCTGTTCTTGCTGGATTTGTCGATCCAGCGCTTGCTGCTCGAGTCGTAATTCATGAATGCTCGGCTGCTTGCCGGTAGTGGTCATCATGATCAATCACCAAAAAAGGGGCTGAGCCCCTTTATCTGCGGTTATGCGGCATCCAATTCGTCAACGCGCGCCTTGAGCGTATTGAACTGGATCATCGAAGGGCCAAACAGTGTGCCCTTGTTTTGGCGCAGGTCAGCATCGATAGCCTTTTGCTCTTCCAATAGCTCGTGGATGGGCGGATTTGGGGCATAAATCTTGTCAGCCATAGTGCACTCCTAATGAGAAGAGGGCCGAAGCCCTCTGGTTACTTGGTCACGAGGAAGGACATTGCCACTTGCTTGCGGTCGAATACGCGCTCCCAGTTGGCAGCGGCGTTCAGGTCAGCCCAAGAGGCGTTCTTGATCGGCACGCCGTCGTCAGTTTCGCCGTTGCCGGTAAGCTGCGCGCCGGTGAACTTATAGCCGCGGGGATGAACCAGCCAGGTCTTGCGTGACCACAGGGTCTCAACGCCGCCACCGTGACCAGCGCGCGGAGTGCGTTCGACTTCTTCCGGCACGAGCGGATTGCCGTTGCCGTAGTAGAACTGGCCACCACCAAACAGGATGGACAGGTAAGTGCGGTCAGCACCGCTGCCGAACGTGGGCATGGAGTCGTCGATCACGACACGGTAGTCCATGTAAGCGCGGTACAGAACACGGCCATCGGCATCACGGATGGTTTCGATCAGGCCGTTTTTCGCCATGCGAGCGGCAACCATAGAATGCACAGCCAGTACGCGAAGCTGACCGACTTGGTCGCCCATGGTGTAGGCCGCATCGATGAATGCCTCGCCACTAAAGACCTGCGCCGTGGTGTCGCCACCGGTGCTGGCATCAAACACCATATCGCCGTCGTTGTTGGCTACGTTGGAGTTGTACAGCCCAACGGAAGCCGCAATGACGCGTTTCTGGAACTGGCGAGACCAGTACGCATCCACACGACTAGCGATACGCTGGTTAGGGTTATCGCCGGCCAGCTCAGCAACGAGGTCAGCAGATGCCCAACCGTTGTTCAGAAATGCCACGCGGGCGGTTTGCTCGCCGCTGGTGATCTTATCCGGCGACGCGAAGTCATCGGGATCATCATTGCTGTAGTTGGGCTCGCTCTCGCTGTTCAGGTCATTCCAGAACGGCAGAGTCAGCGTGGCACCGCCCGCGCTCATCATGTTGGTGATAGCTTCGTTGGTCACAGCAACGCCGGATTGCACGAAGTCGGTAAGCTCAGGGGTGTTGTTGACGGTGTACAGCCCGTACACGTCAGGGATAAATGCGTCTTGAAGCCGAGTGGTGGCCATTTGCTACTCCTATGAGTTTGCTTTGAGTTCGCGGAGCTTGTCCGGGTTGTTCCGGTGAAGTTCAGTAATTTCCGCTTCACTCATGTCTTTGAGAGATTTTGTGGCCTTGCCACCGCTTCCAGGGGCCCCGGTACCCACGGCACGAGGGAAAAGGTGAGGGGCGGTTTCCCGCAAGCCCTCTGCCCACTCTGCGGGAGTGAGCGGGGTGCGTCCGTCTTTGCCGTAGATGACCTCGCCATCTTTATCGACTGCGACGGGCTCGCCGTATTCATTCAGCTTGAATTGCGTTTTGCCACGGAACACGAAGTCATCCAGGGCTTCATTGATAGCCCCGGCCTTCAATGCACCGGATTTGATACCGTCGGCAAGCACCTTGTCTTGGTAACGATTGGCGAACTGCTCTGACTGCTCACGCTTCTGCCGCTCTTCGTTCAGTTGACGCTCGAAGTCGCTGCGCATCTTCTCGGTACGGCGGTTAACGACTTCATCCAACTTGCCCTCAGCAATTAGCTTGGATTCCTCGTCTTGGCCCGCCTGCTGCGCAATTCGTTTGAGCGAGTCAATGTCCAGCCCTTCGAACTGGGACTCTAGCGCTTCCAACTTGCTATTCGCCTGTTTCTGCCGGCTAATCAGCTCGTTGTTCTTGGCCTTGAGACCCTGAACGTCTTCATCGTGGGCAGCGTTTACCGCATCGAGTAGCTTCTGAGCCTGCTCTTCATCGAGTTCAACGCCTAGCGCTGAAAGGTCAACGTTTAGTGCCATGGTGCTTGCTCCTTGAGCGTAGTTACCCGCCGAGCGGGCATAAAAAAAGGCCGCCGAAGCGACCTTGTTAGATAAAGGGTAATAAAAAGCCCAGCACGATGGCTGGGCTATCTAGGGTTTAAAGGAACCGCCTTGATATGATGATTAGCGCTGCTGCCAGGGCGATGCCTACCACTTGAGCAAGCATTAAGCTGCCGTTTATTTCTCCCGCTGCATCCCATGCCCACGCATAGCCCGCGAATCGGCCATTCCAGTCATGAGGTCGTAAAATCAAGCTTAGCGCGATCAATACTGCGGCCACGAAAGCAATAACGCGGTCAAACATCAAATGTCCCTAATCGGATTTGCAGTGCGAGGCTAACCTCCCAGCCAATCTTGGCCTGGATTAAGTCGCTCGGAGTAGCAATGCCTGCCCATCGCTTCAGGGAGACACGCCACCATTGCTTGAAGTATTCGTCGCATGGAGTCATTGGGCCAGTTTATCCGAATACTTCTGCAAAGTCCTTGCGGTGCTGGGTGCGTAGCTCTGACAAGCTGTAGCGCGTACCGTCTGCGCGCACCATCTGCTTAACGCTTAATTTGCCAGACTTAAACAGCTCGTAGCGCTTGGGCCCAAAGTACTGCCGGGCGAAGGCGGCGTTGTCTGGGCGCCTCAAGAAGCCGGTCATTGATGTAGATGCACGTACTTGGCCAACCATGTCAGCAGGGCGGTCGTCTTTACGTATACGGCCGATAGGCTTGAATGCCTTCACATATGGCCGGTTACCCATAATCTTTCCACCGAAGTAGGGCGCAATGATTGAACGGCAGCCCCAATGCAGCGGAGGCTTGGGGTAGTTGCTGTTGCGGTCATACGTGGATTGGTCCAGCGAACTGCACCGCAATGTCGTGCGACCATCAATCGTGGCCACGAACACTACTTGTTCAAGCCCTAACGCCTCGTAAACCGTCTCGTTCGTCTCGTTAGACAGATGAGAACGGCCAGTGCGCACAATGCTCGACAGGTTGTTGCGCGTCGTATTCAGCACGCCATCGCGGTAGTCCAGATACTTGGTGCCGCGCAGCGCCTTGATGATCTCATTGTTCGTCTGGCCCTGGGCAACACCGTTGCGAATAGTCGCGTAGACGCGCTCCTGGGTAGCCAGCGATTCATCGCGCAGGCTCGACTCGACAAACTTGCCAAGTACCGGCGTTTGCATCGCTTGCCGATAGATCGCCTTGGCGCTGGCAGATACGGTCACCGGGTCGCGCATGATGGAATCGAACAAGTCGCGGTTAAAGTCAAGCTCTTGCTGGATGAACTCCACGGCATCGCTTTGCCATGACGACTGGATATTAGCGCCCAATGACTGCGCCCATTCGTCAATCAGCTTAATAACGCCCTGTACGCGACTTGGCAGCTTACTGATACGTTGACCCTGCTGGTAGCGCGATAACGCCGCCAGATCGCCGGGAGACAGGTTTTCGAGCCGCTCATTCAACTGCTGGGCTAGCGTACTGCCTGCGTCATCAATGAGTCGCTTAACATCCGCTGTCATGCCGCGCGTGTTCCGCTCCACTGCCAGGGCGTGGCGAAGGATGGCATCGTAAGCGCGCTGCTGAGCTGCCTCAAGGTTGGGGTCGAACTCAGCCATGACTTACTCCGGTGATGACGTCTCTATCAAATTCAGCTCTTCTTCCCAGCTGCGCTCCGGAATCACACCTTTCTGCAGGTAGCCCCAGTAGGTATCTGGCGAGATAGCACGAGCAAGTAGCGCCTGGTTGAGCTGTGCCAGCGCTTGCGGGTCAATAACATGCGTCAGGAAGTCGGGCTCGACTGTGAACTCTACTTGCTTAACCTGCTCAGGAGGCAGGCCAATCATCTCAGCCGAGTATTCAAGCAGCTGCTGGATAGCGCTAGCTACGGTCATTACGATGCTGGATAGCGTGGCATGCTGGTCAGCTTGGCGGGCTTTGCGCGCTTCGCCTGACTCAGTGCCGCCTACGTCCATGACTCGGGCGCCGGCTTCCATAGCCGCGTTACGCTGCTCTTCTTTGGCCTTGGCTGTTGCTTCGATGCCAATGCCGGTGATTTCGAGGTAGCCAACCTTGGCGTTTTCAGAGCCCAGGCTCCAGATGGTGCCAGGGCCAGTAACGTTAAACGTCACTTCACCTTCGGATGCGACCCAGGCTTGAGGGTGAGCCGTCTTGTGCAGGCTTTCCCGGTAGTCGGCATCAAGCTGGTAATAGCTGATAGCCGATTTAGCCATGGTTAACAGCGGCACTTCATCGACGCCCGGCGCGTTGTCTGTCGAGCCGCAAAAAACGACCGGGATGTAGTCGATGTTCTGGCCACGGCCATTACGCGGCTCAATGTCGCCGTCAATCGTCTGTCCAGCCTCGTTCGCTACATAAGCGATGTACCGGCCTTCATCCATATGCAGGACGCGGTAGACCGTCTCGCTCTCATGGCTGAATTCATCCGTTGCCGTGCTGCGTTGCTCCTGCAATACCACAAGGCACAAATCTTGCCGACCACCTTGGTCTGACTCTTTCCAGTTGATCGCGCTCTCGGCGGTGTACAGAGCGATGTAGGGCAGACCGTTATCATCAACATCAACAAGCATCGGACGGCGACCAGTGATCAGCACCTCGCGCACTGTGCGCAGGAATAGCTGCTGCAGGCTAAATCCGTCCGACGTGGCGTTGGTACGCATGCCTTCCATGCGCGCAGGCAACACGATGTTCGGCTTGACCCGAGACACGAGGCCCATCATGGAGCGCACAGCGTCTTTAACCCACAGCGGGTAGACAGCGCGGGTCTTATACGACGCATAAAACGAATCAGCCAGCGCCTTCTCGGTCTTGGCCAGGTGCGTCATGCCGTCGGTCATCGGCAGGTAAATCGTGCCTTTATCTTTGACTTCATCATTCAGAGCATCCCGCATGGTTTCCCACTCGCGCAGATGTTCTGTGTAATCTGGGTGGCGAGTGGTGACGCCCATATGGTGCTCCTATCTGAATCCGGGGACGATTGTGGTGCCGGTTTTTGGCAGACCTATAGGCCAAGTCGCATCAACCATGTAGCCGATAGCGGTGGTGATATGCTGATACTGGTTCGTTTGGTCTTCCTGAAAGGTCGAGCCTTTCTGAAGCTGAACGGTGGCCAAGCCTTTATGGCAATAAACTGCTTTGGTCGGATTAACGAATAATCGGCGCTCGCCAGCTGCATTGCAGATTCGAGCACGCACAGCGTTCTGCCTATCCTTAATGGCAGGCGCCTTAGGCTTAACCTTCCGTGTGAATCGCCAGCCGTTCTGCCTCAGCACATCTTCAATATCGGTGTAGTCCGATGCGTGACCATGTTTCTCGCCAGCGCGCCCAGCTGGATCACCGTAGACCAGAACATGCTTGTTCTTGTGGTCCTTGTAGCGCTCGACGAACTCTTCAGCGCTTTGCCTACTGATCGCACTTTCAAGCACGATTTCATCCAGCAGATACAAGCAATCTTCACGGATCACCCCGATGGCAGATGAAAGGGGCGTGAAGTTTTGGTCGTGCATCCATAGCAGCTGCTCATGCGGCTGAATGGTTTCGTCTGTTGCGTTGGCGGCACCGTAGTCTTCGTATATACGGCCTGTGGCGGTTTCAAAGCCTGCCTCAAACTCTTGCTTGAACTGCTTGGGCGACATCACTCGCTTAGCAGAGTTGATAACGTCCTCTGGCAGTATCTCGGCTGACTTCCAGTGATACGCCGCCCACTCAGGATCACCAGAGTTGAGAGCGTACTGGTAGAGGTCGTAGTAGTGGTTGAGGCCGTCAGGTACACCAATCAGCCAGCACCAGGCGCGATAATCGGGACGCTCAGGCGATACGGTATTCAGGGCCGGGAGAATGTGCGCTTCCCAGGCATGAGCTTTAACATCGGCAATCTCATCAATCACGCCCCCCGTCCAGGCGATACCCTCAATCCGCTCTGGCTTGTCCAGGCCGATCAGGTGTATCTCAGTGCCGTTAGGCATGTAGATTTTAAGCTCGGATTCGCTTGGCGCTTTGGCATGAGCTGCACTGAACGTGAGCGCCTTGAGGTCATCCCACCAAATCTTTTTGACCTGATCCCGGGTAGGTGCGGCAGCGAAGTAGGTTTCTCCCTCATGCCGCATTGCTTGTTTGGCAAGAAAGCGCTTTGCCCGCTCAGTCTTGCCCGAGCGTCGGCCGGCCGGCACTACTTTGAAACGCACCTGCTCAGTGATTAACCGCACTTGCTCAGGGATGTCTTTCAGCTCATACCAGCGCTTGTATTGTCTGGTAAGGGCTGGGTTCATCCGGGGAGCTTCTCCGCTAGCTTGGCAAGGGCTGTCGCCATATCTTCGGCGGCGCTTTCTTTCTCGGCTTCAAACGCCTTAACGCTTACATGCTTGCCGAGCAATTCGATGTTCTTCAGCTTGTCTGGCCACTTGATCTTTTTGAGGATTGTTTCAGCCGTGCTCTCATCGAAATTGGTAACCGTGCGGCTAATATCCAACCCGCTAAGGGTGATGCGCCACACCTTTGGCCATTCGCTTATAGGCTTAGGGCTTCCGTCATCGTTGAGAATGTCGAGCACGTCCATTTGATCGATCTCAAACAGGCGATGCAGGATGTAATCAGCGTCAATCTGTGTGCGCTCTGAACGTCGGCTCATTCGAGTCTGAATAGCCTGTTTGACCTGAGCATTCCTGAGCAATCGAATAGCATTGGTTTCAGCCGCATTGCCTTTAGCCTTATAACCGGCTCGCTGGTACGCCTGAGCAGCATTCAAATCAATCAGGTACTCATCAACAAAGCGAGACTGCCGTGCTGTCAGCGCGACAGCCTCCGGGGCAGTCTTCTTAGTCATATCGTTACCTATTCAGCGGATTCAGCTTTAAGGCCTGTCGCAATGGCGTAGTCGTAATCAGCCAGGCGTTCAAGGTGGCTCAACTGCAAAGCGCAAAGCTCTTTCAGGTGCGCGTGCAGGATGCCAGCCGTGTAATCATCTGCATCGGCCGTTGCAGCTGCTGTTGAGCTAATGGCCGACTCTAGTGCGTAGTGGTCGGGTGCTGAGATACTGCCGACAACTAATTCCAACGGCTCGCCCTGGTTCATTTCATCTTTCATGGTTTACTCCTCAGTCAATACACATTAGAGAGCGCCCTAACTCCCTGTCTCGGGCAACGTCCCTGTCGGGGCGCTCACTGATACGCAGCCAAGCGGAGAGACGTTTAGTAATCATCACGAATGACGGATCACTGAAAAGCCAATAGCAACGCATACGCCCAAACAGAAAAGCAAAGGAACGCCCACTAGAATCCCGGCCAACCAAAGCAGCCATTCAGGAATGTAAATGGTCATCACACAACTCCTTAAGCATTGCGGCCTGTTCGTCTGAATACGCTCAAGCCTTGTGATAAGGAGCGATATCCTTGCCGTGACGAGAGCTAAACCCATGAATACCTCGGAACGCGGCAACCTTTTCAGCAGCCTCTTCTACACTATCGTGGCGCCCTAGGTCGTGCCGCTTACCCTCAATGAAGACAAGCGCTCTCCATCTGCTAGTAATCTTGCAGAAACTAACCCCCGAGACACCAGAAGTGTTTGTTATAGGTCGAGACATGTTGCGCATGTTCACAACCTCGCCATTTCGCAGGTTAGAAAAGGCGTTGTTCGTCGCGTCGCCGTCTATGTGGTCTATCGGATGCGCAGGCCATTTACCATGCATATAAAGCCAGGCCAGTCTGTGTTCGTAATATTTTTTATAGAATATAACTATGAGTCTCGCGCAATACCCACTACTGGCGTACTTTACGCTCCCAGCCCGCTTCCCTGCATGCTGTGAGTTCCAGTTGTGAACTCGGGATTTGACGGGATAGTTCTCAGGATCGCGAGCCTTCCACGTAAAAATGCCTGTTTCAGGGTCGTAATGCAGGAGCTCTTTAATTAGCTCTTGAGTGATTTCTTTGCTCATAACATCGCCTCATGTTATCGCCTTGATGGGGTGCGGCAGGGGTAGGCGATACCCTTTTCGACTGGCCGGTCTAGCCGCACGTTTTAATTATATCATTGCCTATCACACAGGGCATCTAGCAGTGCTGATTGTTCATCCGAATAACCCCATAAGGTATTAATATAAAGCTCAACATCTCGATAATGCTCATCTTCTAGCGCATCCCACAGTTCGCCCTTGCTTAGCTCAGGAAGCACAGGAGAGGGCGGTGGTGTGCAATGGGGCGTGACGTGGACATACTCGACTGTTGAGCAGCTAGCGACGGAAAGAGCCAGTGGGCCTATCAGTAGCAGGACGGTTATCGGCTTCACGTTGAACCTCGCTTGATTCTTTGCGGGCCTTGGCCCCTGCGTCGTTAATGCGCTGCTCTATCTCGCGTGCCGCTCTTTCATGCGATGCTGCACGGTTAGCGTCATCTGCTTTCTTGCGTGCCGTGTTGCGCTGCGTGAACAGGACGCCTAAGGCTCCGATTAGCATCACGAACAGGCCAATGATCCACTCAACCATTGCGCAGCTCCTTTTCTCGCACCTTGTCGCTTAGCCCTGGTTGCTTGACGTTACGCAGGAAGAAGCCAGCGGTATTGAGCAGCGCACCCAGAATAGCGAAGTAGTGAGCGGGTATAATGCCTTCCCGAAACGGCAGGGCCATTTGCAGGTAAGAGACGCCTGCTAGGAACTGAGCTTGGTTCGACCAAAGCCGGTACCAGACAGATGACTCGCTAGTGAACTCAATCTTACTCATCGCCCAGCCTCCACTTCGCTAGTCCAGCTATTGCGCATGCGCTCTACGCTGCTTTCTAAATCGTTTATCCTGCGCTGCATTGGGCCCAGCCTGCCGTTTGCCTGATGCATGCGGTGCTCGAAATCACCGGCTTTACTGGCCTCGTATTGCCAGCCGCCGATGATTATCGCGTTTGCTGCCATGAGACCTACATTCACCTGTTGAACGTACTCAATGGTTTCTTGCTGCTCGCTCAGCCGCTTGAGGTAGAACTCGCGATGTTCCGTGCGCTTCTTGTTCTCATGCGCCCAACCAGATGCCATGACAGTGCACGCAACCAACATAAGGGCCACTATCCATAGTGGGACCGGGTAGCTTTTCCATAGCCGTTTCATTTCTTACCCCTGATCGCATCAGCGATAGATTGCGCGATAGCCTGCAAGATGTTCTTGAGATCCAGCTGGTTAACCCGGTCTTGGATGCCGTGCACACCCATCAGGGCCATACCAGCACCGATGCCAGCTGCCCCCTCAACGGGGATTTGGTAGGCGCCGCTGAAAGGGATGGACGACGACCAGATAATTAGTTTGATGGTACAAAAAGCGATCAAGGCGCAGGCCAGTGCGGTATTCCGGTTGCCGATCATCCAAGAAACCAGAAAGGCAGGCACTGCAGCAGCAAATCGAGGATCAGCAAATATCGAAGCGCCCCATGCCCAGAGCTGCACTAGTGGTTCGTGCATATGCGACCCCTATTTTTGTGCCTGGCCGCTGTGTTCCCTCATTAGTCCATACGCAATGAGCACGACAATCTGATAAAGCGTTTGAATAGTCATTCCGCCAGCGGCACGGTACATGGGGTCAACCAGCTGGCTAATGGTACCCAGGCGCCAAGCGCCCATGCCGCAAGAGATAGCTGCAATGGCAAGCCAGATGAGGCGCTTATAGCCCAGTGCATGGCTGCGGCCGTACTGTCGGCCGTACAGAGCCGCCGTAATGATGGCGAGCGGTATCTGGATGAGCGCGAAGAAAGTATCAATGGTCATAGGCTAGGCCAGGATGGTTAGGGCGCGGTCATAGCGATTTTGACGATCTATCAGCCCGTGCTGCCCGCCATTGATTCGCTGAGTAGCCAAAAGCACATCAGCACCGCTCGGAACGTGGTTAGCGTAGAACCAGCAAGCCGACAAAGCGGCGAATTTAGGCTGCAAGAGTTGATCGGGCATCTGCAAAATTGATCGATCACTAATCGCGTTAGCAAATCGCGTGTAGTTATAGCGCCCGGTTAGCTGAATAGCGCCGCGTCCACGGAATCGCCAGCCGTCGCCCGGCTCGCGGTTACCCATGCGATTAGCGTAAACCGAGTTTGCCAGCGCCTCAGGGTTTCTAGCGAAGGGCTGGGCGCTTGCTGCGCTAGGGAATCGGCTTGGCCACACCTGCGCAATGCGCTCAGCGGTGTAGCTAAGATTCTCTTCAAGCTGGGTAAGGTCTGCGCTCTCATGCCCCACCTGGGCGAGTAATAGCGGCACATTCTCTATGCCGAATCGCTCTATGGCGTCATCGAATGCCCGCGCCCATGTCTCAGGCTCGGGGCAGCGCGGCATCACTAAAGCAAGGCGCTTCGGCGTTATGTGCCGATACGCATCAACGTTATCGAACCACATAAACACCTCAAGGAATAAAAACGCCGGAAGGGAATAGACCGGCAAAGGCCCAGGTGGCTGGGCTAGGGAATAGGTGGGCCGACCGGCAGGGGCGATAAGGGTATGCCGTAAGGTAGTCCGGTGGCCCAAACGAGTAGCCCATGAAGGACTGGGAATTATTTAAAGAAAGACTTGCATTAATAGCTCCATTGGAGCTATAGTATCTACATCAGGACGGCACACCGCCAGCCCTGTTCCTCAAGGAGAAGATCATGACCATCGAATTCACTACCGGCATCGCACAGAACAACACTCTTTACGTCGAAGCAGCAGAAGGCGCATTCCAAATTGGTGACACCGTTGTTACAGAAGGCCGTTTTGCAGCCGTCACCCGTAAGCGTCGCGGCGCACCGGCCCCGCACCCCGCTGGAACCCTGGTTCGCACGCTAAAAATCACTGGCAAGGGTGAAGCGTTCCACCCTGACTTTATGAGCGATGAGACAAAACAGCGCTTTTACGGCGAAGTTATCGAAGAGCAACGCATTTACGACGCGGAGTAATCGGCATGCTAAAACAAGAATTCACCATCGGCCCTTTCAGTATCACCCCCATGGGTAGCCTTGGGCAGCTGGGCCAGCGCTTTAAAGTCAGCTACGACGCAAAATACAGCGCCGAAATTGTCACCGATGCTGATACCCAGGCCAAAGTAGCCGAGGCGGCTGGCGAAGCAATCTCAACCCTACGCAACGATCTGAAAAAGGAGCACGAATGCTCCAACCTGATTCGCCTAACCGATGGTCATGGACAAACGTTGAGTAAGTTTTACGCGGCAAGCGTGCTGCCTGATATGACACCTGGCCTTGTTGATGACCGTTTTAACTATTGGCTGAAAGACGAGAGCGGCAAATATTCGCAAGTTGTTACCCTGGGCGAGTTTGCCAGCTTAAAAAGCCAATACCAGCTACCAGCTTATTCTTGGATTGCCGATCTACTGCCCGGCGACATACTCACCACCGACGCAGAAGAATGGCGGGCGCCCACCGCCTGGGAGATACGTCACTTAGTGGGCGAGGGTAGCTTTATCGGCATTAGCGGCGCGAAGGCTGCCGCCCTGGTAGGTGTGAACCCTAGCAGCTTTAGAAAGTACACGGCGCAGGATGGGGCGAAATCACGTCAAAATATGAGCTTTGCAATGTGGCATCTGTTAATGCATCGGCTTGGTGTTCAGAAGTTACCGAGCGCTTAAACGACGAAGCCCGCACTTGGCGGGCTTCTTACTGCCTGTTCGGCAGCCACTCAAATCACTACGCAGTAATTCTCTAAGCTACCTATTCGGTAGCAAGCCAGATATTGGCTGTTACTTCTAAGCTGCTTTTGCAGCAGCACATTGAATCTCTCAAAATACTGCCTGGCTGTCAAATAAAAAGCCCCGCGATTAGCAGGGCTTTGTATTTAAGAGCTGGTAAGGCGCAATGTGTCCAGCGTAGTGATTAGAAGCTTACATGGACCTTATTTGGTAGTCAATAGATTATTTCCTACTACATGAGGTATTTAAGCCGCCATCCGGTAAAGCTTATTTGTTTGCTTGATGACTTTGTAAATCGGCTCCATGGCCTGGCTTTCCAGAGTGGCTAAAATGTCGCCAATCAATGACCACACTTTATCCCAGCCGTCTTGAATCCAGTTTTTGGAAACGATCTTCACGCCCATGTACTCAGCGCAGTAGAAGCAGACTTCCTTCGGCTGCCATAGCGGCCTTGAGTGATCCATATCGTTTCGGTCCTGCATCATACGCGCTTGAATAAGCGCCTCTACGCGCTCTTTGCGTGCAGTGCGGTAACCACTCCACTCCGGCGTTTTCGCCACGTACAGAGCCAGAATGGCCTCGGCTACGTCATCCAGATACTGATTGGCAGCGCCAGTGTCAGCGAGACATAACCAGTGGCCCACAGCGGCAAGCGTCGGCGTCTCACGCTCCATGCGCTTGGTCGCGGCATAGATGGGCGTGTAAATATCGCCATACGCTGCACCCGGGCCGCCTTTGTTCACACGATCCTGCGTTGCGGTCACTGGCTCGCGCCGTTCTTCGCCTTTGCGGTACTTGGGCTTTTTCGGCTGCGCCTCCTGCATTTCGGCCAGATCAACGGTTGCCTGGGTGCGAATACCCGATTCGTAAGCCATGGCCCACGCTACGCGAGGATTATTATCTAGGTAGTTCATGCTGCCCCCTTATGCTTTTCCGCGATGCGCCGCGCTTGATTGCCGTTCTGTGCGCTGCCGATTTCGGTGCCTTGGTGATAAGTCACAAACAGGCTCTTACCGCCTAGCGTGAACTTCGCGATCTTGTATGCCTTGCATTCAGAAATAAGGCAGCGATCATTGATGGCGTTGGTTTTATCGCTTCGCTGGTAGTCCCATTTCATCGCGTCACCATCCTCCAGCAGTACATGCCGCTATGCCCGGCCTCGCGGCATTCGCCCCATACCAGGATGCCGTAGCAGACGCCTAGCCCAAGGAGGGCTGCGGTGACTAAGCCGTACACTATCCATGCTGCTTTTATGTTCACTGGAACACCTCTCGGGCATCAATTAGCGTCAGGCGCCCGGTATGGAATGCACCGGTGTCGATATAGAGAACGTTGCCCAGCACTACGGGGCGCTCAATAATTGTGTGACCTACGATCACCGCATGAATGTTGGCAACAGGCGAATCGTCACGCTGCTTAATGCGTGTACGGCCCCAAACAAGCTGCTCGGTGTCTGCTTGCTCTACCTCATTCCAGTCATGCGGCGGCTCTGCATGCACCAGTCCAACTTGCACGCCATCGTCAAGCTCAACTTGCCGCGCATAGGGCAGGTGTCGAAGTGCCTCGCCAAGAATCTGTTTTACCTCCTTGATGTTCTCGCTAAGCGCCCAGGTGCCGCCATTCATGAGCCATAAATCCCAGTGCTTGCCGCCTTGCTCTAAGGCATTAAGCGCGAGCATTTCGTGGTTGCCGCGCACACCGTAGAACCAGGGCTCGAACGCCAGAGATAGGCATTTGAAGCTATCGGCGCCACGGTCGATTAGGTCGCCAACTGAGAAAAGACGATCAGTAGCTTTGTCGAAAGCCACGCGCTGCATTGCTTCCATAAGCAGATCGTACTGTCCGTGAATATCACCAACGAAGAAGTCGCGGCCTGCTGTGTTTGCTGTGTGCTTTTCCATTACTCGACTCCTTTAGCCATTAGCTGGCGACCAAATTCAGCAATGCACACCGCATCTGCAATGCCATCGTGCGGAACGCGCTTCTTGCCTGGCGTCAGGTCTACGCCCGGATAGGCGCGGCGGACGAACGAGACAGCCGCGTCCTTGTCTTTCGTGGTGCCCGCTAGTACAACTTTCTTCCATGCCTGCGGCGTCACCAACCGATACGGAATACCTAGCGCTTCGCATACACCGATCACCAGCCCATAACCCATACCGAACTTGAACGTGCTGGATACGCCTTGCTTAGGCATCGCGTGAACTTTCTCGATGATGACGACCGACGGGCATAGCTCACGCAACATGGCTGCTACGCCGTGCCCGTCGATCTCCTTGCCGGTTAGCGGCATAGGGCGGCCGCCTGCTCCACCAGTGGGCGCGATATAGCTGATACCGCCGCTTTGGCCTGGGTCTATGCCAATGATCATAAAATCCGCTCCCTAGGCTCGCCGTTCTCGTCTACGTCCCGCAGTAGCGCAATAACCAGCCAAAGCGTGGCGATGATTCCTGCTGTCCAGATGATCATTGTTCGTCCCCTTGCGATAGCTCGTAATCTTCCCAACGCTGGCAGTAGTCCTTCATCTTGCGGATTTCGCTGATCAATGCGTCCTTCTTGCCCGCGCGACGGTTGTATTTGCCGATGGTGAAGCGCATAGCGCCGCGAAACTCTTCCGGCGTAGCGGTGCGGGCGAACTCATCAATCCAATCCTCGCCTTTGGCGTCTTGGTAACGGGCCTGCTTTTCTAGGCTGTCATTGGACGCGCTGGAGCGTTCGCGCCTTACAAAATCTCTAGTTAACCGAGCGCCTTTTGGCATAAGTGGCGCGTTACTTGCGCTAGGCTTATTCGGGCAGTCCAGGCAATAAGCGTCATCGCCGACCTTGGGCGGCACGCCGCATTTTTTGCCATCGCTGCACGTGCCTGTCGTCTCTGATTCCTCTAGCGCGTGACTGTTTAGCTCGCGTGTGCTCATTGTTCTTTTGCCTCCACAAAGGCCAGCGCATGCGTTAACTGCTCATCATCGTCGCCGGTGAATTGGGCAATGCCAGCGCGTAGCGTGGTGCGCAGCCATTGGGGCTGCTGATCGCGCAGAGCTTTGTTGTTATGCACCAACCGATGGCAGGTGTTCCCTGGGCCGTCGCAAACGGGCAGCGTCATGCTGTCGGGCGCCTTTAACCCCATGCCGCTCATGCCCCACATGCCAATTAAATGATGCGCAACCACACCTTGATCTGTTCCGCACACAGAACAGGGAAGGCTTCGGACAAATGCCAAGTATTTTTCTGAGCGGTATCGAAAATCTTTCACTTACAAGCCCTCCTTAATCCATCAATGAGGTCGGCGCGGTGCTCTTCTATATGCTCCGCTCGGGACATGACTTGTAGGTTTTCAATGCGGTTGTCGGTTTTGTCGTGATTGATGTGATGGACGACCTCATCATTCCGAAGCTTCCGGCCAATATGTTCCTCAACAACAAGGCGATGCTCTGGAACATATTTGCCATCTCTCTTCAGCAAGATGTAACCGTTGCCTCGATAAACACCCCCGTTCCAATTGGGGTTGCGCGGGCCGCATGCCATGTTCATTTCGCCGCGCTCCCTCATCTGAGCTTGTACGGCTTTAGCCTTCGCCTTGGCCTCGTCAGCGTGGAGCGCAATCCTTGATGCTTCATTGCATAGCTGGGAGCAGTAGCGGCCTAACCCGTTATCTATTTGATATTTACGGGGCGTGAATTCATTTCCGCATGTTTTGCACTTTCTTTTCCTGGCTTCTACGGCGGATTGCCGGATTGATTTACCGCATTCTTTCGAGCAGCTTTGATACACGCTGGCTTTGCTTGGAGGGAGCCACATATCACGCCCGCAGTTAGCGCATTTCTTATGCGCTTTGTTGGCGTCTTGTTCGAATCTTTTTTCATGCCATCCCATCACGCAGCCCTCGCTTCTTTGTAGCTGTCGTAGGCCTTGAGGGCCTTCTCCGACCAGTTGACGCCCATATCCACGCCAGCGGCATACAGGAATTCAATAAACTGTGCTGCCTCGTGCTTGAGGAAATCTGTAGTGCTCGGGCGAACGTATACGGCCTCTTGGCTTTTCCAGTCCCACACCTTTTCGCCCGGATTGGCCAGCGGCGTACCTTGCTCTTCCATTTCGAGGGCGAACTGGTTCACAAGCACAGCTTTAACTCCATCGAATGAGTAGGCACGTAGCCCCTGGCGGTGAATGTCGGAAATCATGGCGTGAAACTTGGCGTTCTGGATTTCAGAACGACTCAGGTAGCGCATGGCGATCTGGAAAGGGCGCCCGGACTGGACGCCTTTGGTGGCCGCATTCTTGACGCGCTCAATAACAGAGACGTAATCAGCTGGCTGAGTGACCTTGAACACTAACGACTTACCCATGCTCCACCTCCCGCTTCATCACTTTCAGCGCATAGCGCACGGCAGGCGCAGTGCAGCTAAGCACTTTTGATATTCGATTGGCGTTCATCCCCTGACGGCTGAGGCGGCGGATGGCTTCATAGTCCAGCGCCTTTGGCCGCTGAACGCCGAGCTTTAGCGCTCGCGCCTCAATGGCCGGTGCGGGCGTTCCAGCTTTTCCGCAATGGCAGCAATGCTCCATTCGCGAAGCGGGTAGGTTTCAAGAACGAACTCGTCTTCCCACTCCTGCCACAATTCATAACTAGCTGGCATGACGCACCCCCATGAAGGCGGTAAACCGATCAAAGAATCCGGGCTTCGCGATCTGCTTGAGGTCGTGAGACGTGTAGTACCTTTCACCGTCGCTGGTCATGCACCGGAAAGTCCCATTGCCCAGGTCATCAATCGGCTTAATGCCGCGAAGGGCTAGCAGGGTTAGCTCGTATTTGGTGAGAGTCATGCGGCACCTCGCCCCAGCTCACGGCGAGCTGATTCCCAGTTAAAGACCATGAGCTTGCTGCACTCGCGCAGACGATCAACGACGCGATCACCGACCCATTGGCCTAGGTCACCGGGCTGTACGTTAGAGACGATGATGGTGGGTAGGCACTGCTCATACCGCTCATTCATGATGTCGAACAGGTAGTTCAACTCGGCATCGCTACCGAAGGACACGCCCACCTCGTCAAGCACGAGTAGGGCAGGCGAGGCGAAGGCATCAATAGCCTGAGACTCGGTTTCATCCTTTGACGTGTACGTATCCTTGATGCGGCGGAACATGCGGGCAGCCGTGGTGTACAAGCCCGCTTCGCCATGGTGCTGAACGATGTAGTTAAGCGCGGCTACCGCTAGGTGCGTCTTGCCGGTGCCAGGGTTGCCCAGTAGCATCAGGCCGTCGCCGCTTTTCAAATGCTCAGGGAAGTTCTCGGCATACTGCTTGCAGTTTTCCAGATACTTTTTCTGCTGTTCCGTGTCTGCGCGGTAGCTGTCAAAGTTTTTGCCTGCAAAGCGGGGCGGCAGGCAGGCATAGCCAATACGCGACTCAAGACGCTTTTGCGCAGCGATCTTGCGGTTTTCCTCGAACTCCTTGACCTGATCCCGCTGACGCTTTTCTTCGGCGCACTCAGGGCAGCCGGACCACGTATCAGTCTTGCCAAACACGATGTGCATTGACTGGTAGTCACCATGGCTATCGCAAACCTTGGTAGCGGATTCCGCGTCCATCAGCGATGAAACTAAGCCTTTAGAACTCATAGGTACCGTCCTCCTGTGCGACCAAGCCGTCAGTGGTGGTGTTTTCCAAACCGGTGTGTCGCCCAGGCGTTAGGCGTGATTTCTTTTGCTCGTGCTGGGTCTTGGCTTGAATGACAAGCTGCTGCCACTTCTCGCGGAGTTTTGCAGGGGATAAAACGTTGCGGCACCAGAATGAATCTTTGGCAACCCAGTTGATCAGGAACTTGATTTGCTCAATCGAATGCCCATCGCGCTCACGCATCAGGCGAATTTCGTTCGCCCAAGATTTGAGGTTGTGCTTTCCGGGTTCGCCAGCCAGGGCGTCAACGTTTGAAGCCATGTGTTCGGCAAGATCCATGTCGTCCTGCTCGAACTTAAATTTCGACTTCGGTTTTTTCCCCGACGTATCTATAGAACCTTTAGGTTCTATATTTTCTTTCCTTTCTTTAGGTGTATCCCCAACTTGGGGTGATTGAGATACCCCATCTTGGGGTGAGTCACCCCATTTTGATTTGGGGTTCTGTTTTGGGGTAACTCGTGACTTCTGAGCAGTGAAATCCCACTCATCGATGTTCTTGTTGATACGAACCGGAGAACGACCACCACCATTACGGGTAACCACTTTCTTACGGATTAAGGTATTCAGCGTCTCTGAGCATTTACCCTCAGATATGCCGGTCATTTCGCTGATAACAGACGCAGCGATCCAATCCTCAGCTTTACGCCAGCCGTAGGTCATGCGCTCTATGACGCGAATAACGCGAGCTTCACGACTGGTCAACGGGGCCTTGCAAAAGGCCTCAACGATGGCGTTAGCGGTTCGTGTGTATCCATCTTCCACTTGGATACTCCTACGCTCAGGCGCGGTAGTTTCTGCCGCCTGATAGCGTTCGTGATCTGAGATAAGGGCTAGGTTGCTCATGCAGCCACCGCCAGACCAGCCAGTGCCAGCAATTCGCTAAACGTTTCGCGGTACCAGTGAGGCTGTGTTTCTCGGGGTGATTGTGGGCTAACGATGTTCTTGCCATAGGCCAAACCTTCGCTGGTAATGCACCAGAAATGCTTGATATTCCCGCCAGTAGACTTACGCTCACGGCGCTCAAGCAGGCCGATTTGATAAAGGCGCTCGTTAAATGCAATGGCGCTAGAGTTAACGCCGTATTCGCGTAGCAGCTGAGTAGCGCTAGCGGTGTCCATTGCGCCTACGTGACCAGGGGCACTGTCTTCGGTGTAGTCAGGTAGAAAGCTGGTGTCAGCGCCAGTGGCCTTACCAGCCTTCTGGAGCATGACGATCTTGCTGGAGTCAGAAGGACGCAGGACGGTGATAGCAAGCTCACACAGGGCCATGGTGGCGGGGATGCTCGCTTGGCTGGCAACAGGCAGGTAGCTGCCAGTTTTACGAATAGACGGCAGAACGTCGCCGGCTAACCACTTCTGAAAAGGAAGTGCTTTCGGCTTATCACTGCGAGCGGTGAAGAAATACAGGCCTTGCTCAGTCAGAACGGTTAGGCGCTGCTCCCCAGAGGGGGTATTACTCCGAATAACCCCCTTCCATTCTTCGGGCACATGCTTAACAAGAGCGACTTGCCAGTTATAGCCAAGCGCTTGCGCTACATCCTTCGCAACAAACAGCGGTTCGCCGCTTTCGTCTTGAATGACGCGGACTTGATTCTTTTCGAAGTTGAATGGTTGGATGTTATGCATTAGGATTACTCCAGTTACTTGCATCAGTTAAAAGCCCGCTCGCTCCCCAGCGATAAGCGGGCTTTTTGCGTTTAGCTTTTAACGATTGCCCTGATCTCATCAGGAGACAGTCGGCCGTGCTTCTGCATACCCGCCAGAATTTCCGCACGACGTTTTTCACGACGATCACAGTCAGGCAAGCAGCCGCGCTGGATCATCTTGTGAACGTTTTGATATGTGCAGCCAAAGCGCTTAGCTACTGCCCTAGCGCCGCCACAATCATTGATGAGTTCCCGTAGATTCAATGTGTCCACCATTACAGTCTACTAATGGTAGATATTCTGGATCATAAAAGTAGATGTGTAAACAAATTGGTTGTATTTGATGAATTGCGGGGATATGTGAGTGGCTTATAATCAACCGATCATTTGATATATCGAGGTCTTGCAATGGCAAAGCCAAAGGTCTCAGAGGCGCGAGCAAAGCTTATCTGGGGGAGGATTTGGGAGGCGTCGTCTAGCTATTACGAAGGGAAGGCCACTCAACGTTTGATAGCTGCCGACTCTGGCTTGAGTTATCAGCTAGTTACTAAGTGGAAGAAAGGTTTATCTATGCCATCTCCAGAAACGCTGGAAAGGCTGGCGGATAAGTATTCGGTGTCCTTGGCCTGGCTGTCTGGTCAAGATGTAGAGCAGCAGCAAGGCGACTATGAACGTTTTAGCGATATTTCCAATAGAGCTTTTTCAATAGCTAAAGAAATGGTGGAAGTGTTGCTACCTAACGGCACTCAGGATGAGTACTTTCAGGTAATTGAGCGTGCCATGGAGCTGGTTCTTGAAGGGCGCGATACCGCAGAGGTGCGCGGAATCCTGTTTGAGGAAGTGCGCCAGATGAAGCGCGAGGGTTGATGACGCCTAGGGCGAGGTTGAAATGGGAATGAAGATGCAAGAACAGATTAGAATCGATAGCCCAAACGATCTTTATAGCCGTTCAAAATTCCAAGAAGACGTCGATTTTTCCTTTCAAAGTGGTCGTAAGCTGAAGCTTATATTGCAGGCTTATCAGTTTCCTGAAGATAAACAAATACCCTGCGGTATTAGCTCTTGCCGGACACAGCATGGAAGAGGCTTTTTAGTTCTTACCAGCGATGGTTTGGAAACAAATATAGGTAATAGGTGCGGCAAGAAACACTTAGGCGCTGACTTTGACTATGAGCGGAACCGCTTTAAAGCAGAGCAGCGCAGGATCAAAAACCGCTTAGCTATATCTGAATTTAGGGAAAATATTACACAGAGTCGCGCCCTGCTAGACTCGGTTATTGAGCGTGCAAAGCCTATCCAGAAAAGAAAAAAACAGCTGATGCGCGAATATCCAGCTGCTTGGTCTGAAGCCAAAAAGCTATCAAAGCGTCGCGTCAGTTATATCGATAACGATGAAAGGCTAAAGCTTGAAGATGCCCGCACTCTGCATAAGGAGCAAAATGTTCAGCTGGGTTTCTCAAAATGGCTTAATCGCGAAAAGCCTACCGTCTCCGATCTAAAGATACGTTTAGAAGGTTTATCTGCGATCAGCTATAACTTCCATGAAGAACTTGTTGTTGGCCTTCATGCCCCTCTAGGCGACCTAATGGCTTTAACTGATGCCGCTATTGACGATATGAGCGACGCATCGCTTGATAAGTGGCGCAAGCTTATACAGCAGGTATCAGTAAATATTTCTAAAGCAGAGGATATGATTATTGAAACGGGCAAGCTGACTGATGCGGCCAATGTGCTCAAGTTCCAATACCTCCCAGGGCAGTATGCCCCGGATGATGAGCGTCTAAGCCGCCGCCTTGGGCCAGGCGCTAGAATCAAGCGCTGGTAGCTTAGCCCAGCATATAAAATAATCTTTATTGTAAGGATTATCGCTGGCGAACGGATAGAATTCTCCATCACAGGCGACGACCACATGGTACCCATCACAAGGGTTGAGTAGCAGATAGTCATCGCCGTCTTCGCTAGGCGCTTCGGTCATTGGTCGCCACTCTAGTTTAAAATCAAGCATGACCTACACCGTTAACGTGAATTAAGTTCATGGTAATGTTTAGTCCTTCCTATTTCCAAGCGTTTTCTTACACCCGCCCGCGAGGCGGGTTTTTTGTGCCTGTAATTTTAAACAGGTCCATTTGGACCGATGTTTTCCCCCTTATAACGCACTAGCATTATATCTACCGTATAGCGATTGCTAGTAGAGCAATGTTAGATATACTGTTGTTATATACAGCTAAATAGGGAGGGCAAATGGAGCATCGAGAAAACAAGGAGCCACCGGCAGAGCCGAGCAGCTCAGAAGAACGCTTTTTGCTGGCATTCGACCAAGTGAGAGAAAAAATAACAAAAAGAAAATCCACTTTAAAATCATGTAGTAGATAACCTAGCCCTCAAAATACACCAATTAATCTACTTTATTGGTTGACTAGTGCATGTCTCGGTGTCTAATATCAACTCATCGGTTGATTATTAGGGCAGGGACATGAACCTCACAAAGCGCCAAACAGAGATAGTCGAGCTTCTAGCGAGTGGTTTAACCGCTGAGCAAGCAGCCACCTCACTATCTCGCGCTGTCCCTACGGTGCGTCGCCATATTCAGCTTGCTTATGAGCGAGTTGGAGCGAAGAACACCGCCCACCTTGTAGCTATATCAATCCGAAAAGGCTTCATCTGCCTGGTAGTGGTTTCAATGCTCACAGGCACAGACGACGGCCTACGGCGCGGCAACAAATCGCGGATCGTTCGCCGGGTAGAACAGGTTGAGATGTACGCATAACTGAGGCTGCCAGTAACAGCCACGCTCTTTAACTTCGATGCGAACCCCGAACCTATCGGGCTAACAATAGGCACCTACCGCAACAGCGGGATGGTGAACACGACCAACCCAAAAGGGATTGTCCAGCAGCGAGCGGGGAAGTGGCGCACTGGATAGTAGGCAAGCACCCACGTCATACAGATTGCGCTGATCATCATGGGGATTTGCTGCCGCTGAGAGATTGATCAGCAGTCGTGTGGAAAGACGGTCAGCTCACTCGAAAGAGTGGGCGTCCGAAAGCTAATTCGCTGAGTTGGTTTTCGGGTTAATCAGGAGAACGAAGCATGATTACTAGACGGTATTTTTATTCAGGATCGCGGCGCACAAAGGAGGGCGACGACATATGGCATTACGGAACTATAGAGACTGTTTCATGGTTCCCTTTGCCAGCCGGAACGCTTCTGGAAACGGTAGAGCAAAACGCCAGAAATTACATAGAGTTGCGAGCGCCTAATAAGGCTTGGCACGATCAAAAATCCCGCATCGTAGCGTTTAACAGGATTTAAGGAGGCAGCATGACAACGCAATCAAGAATATCAGTGGCAGTAGATGAGTCGGTGGCCGTCTTCGCTACAAAGGAAGCTATAGCGGCACGGATTGATGAGCTGGCCAGCACGGCAGATCAGATCAGTAGCGATGACTTGCACGAGCTGGCCAACAAGGTGCGAAGCGAGCCGGTTATCGTTTCTTGAAGCCTTTACCACTAGTGCCGAAGTTTCCGAAGAGGTTGTCGGCAACTTCTTTAGCGGCTGCATCAAGATGATCAAGGCAGGCGCGCTTAGTGCCCATTTCGGAGCCGCAAGCGTTGCAAGTCACTTGCTCATCATCGTTATCGGGAATGTTGAATTCAGTATTGCCGCAGTCTGGGCATCGTGCCGTGATTGTGTCAGCCATTTTTAGCTCCTGGTGTGTGGAAACTTCAGGATAACTAAGACGCGGGGACTGCGATAGTGCCACTTAGTGCCTGCCGCCTGGGCCGAGAATACAGGCGGCATCGGTAAGCGTCTGGAGCCTATGGCTGCGGCTACGGCTGTGAAGGGCGCTTATCGATGAGTCAGCGCAGGAAGCGCAAGCATTGCCCCGGAAGGGGCTTTTTTACGCCTAATTATGAGAGGTGGTTTATGGATATTGAAGAAGTAGCGAATGCAGCGTGCAAGCATCTTCCCGATGGCTATGTAGCTAGCCTCTGCATGGAAAAGGGCGCCGCCTGGGTCGAGCTTCACGCCCCTGATGGTGGCAAGTTAGCCCTTCCTGATTCCACTGATAAAGATTTGGTCGAGCAGGTTAATGACGCGATTGCGGTGGCAAATGGCTTTATGCCGGAGTTAAACGATGGCTAAGCCTGCCCATACCCAACACATCAGTATCACGCGCCGCACAGAGCGCCGCTCGGTATCGCATGACAAAGACGCCGAGCGCTTCCGCCTACGGCTGATGAATGACCAGAAGCGCGCTGACTTGGCGCTACAGCGAGAGTTGAGGGGGATGTATGAGTGAGTTGGGAGAGATATTTCGCGCCCTTGACGAGCATCACAAGGAGCGCAAACGCAAGAATCTTGAGAAGGCAGACCCGACAGGCTGGACGCAGCATACCGAATACCACTGGTCTCGGATGCTGAATGGTAAGCGGCTTGATTACTGGCCCTCTACCACACGGTTTATGTATCAGGGCAAAACGCATCGCGGCGATGTGATGGGCTTCATTCGTAAGCGAGAGGAGCCGCCCACATGACGCGCTACATACTCTGCGAGAACCACGCAGGCCGCATCGTTCCGAGAATCGATTGCGGCCTTTTTTGTGGCCTGCGTTTGGCAAAGCAAGCCGCCAAGGCGCTCGGCTACCCGCCCCAGTTAATCAAGAAGGTGAAGCGATGAACGCACGAACATACAGCATCACAGCGCTGTTAGTGATCATTGCAGGAATGGCATGGGCAGCAACGCTCGATGCCGACGATCAAGAGACGCGCTATCTGCGGTACTGCAATGACGTGGCCGTGTGGGCCGCTGAGGAAGCGCGAGGCATACCGCCAGAGCATCGCACAGGGACGCCAGATTATCGCGGCAACGCTGCTGAAATGTGTCCCGGCATGCGTCCGGCAGATTAAGGAGATAACCATGCAGCGAGCGAACCCAATTCAGACGCGGCAAGCACTGGAAGCCGCAAACGCCTACGCCAAAGCAGGCATACCGTTTGTACCGGTTCCGGTGCTGAGTACCAAGCAGCGGCTCGAGACGCTAGAGATGGCGACGCGACGACTTGAGCAGCTTGAGAACGAGAGCGAGCAGTAATGCCGACCGGCTTGATCATCTTTCTATCAATTGCACTAGTGCTCGGGATTTTCGCAATCGTGATCTGGGCGCTGAAATCGTAGGAGGTTTTATGGGAGCGCTACTGAATTTTGATAACACAAGCCGCCCCCTGGTGGGCATCAACCCAGACTTTGAGCACGGCACGCCGTTGGATCTGCTGAAAGAGGGCGATGTTGAGATGGCCGATTCATTCGTTGAGTGGATGCAGGCACCGGCGCAGAAAGACGAGCTGTACGACATGCTGCTGAGCAATTCGCCGGGCATGACGTTACCGAGTTTGCGCGAGACATGGAGCAAGGCTGTTTTGAAAGGAGAGTGGTCATGAACCGAGAAACGCTTTTGAAGCGTATTCCGGAAATAGGTGCTTTTGCCGCCGCGACACTTCTTGCTCAAGCGCTAGGGCTGAGTATCTGGCAATGGATAGGCCTCTGGATTGCCTTTGACCTAATGACTGCTACCGGCGTCGATTTGAAGTTTTTGCGCAAATAAAAAAGCCCGCTCCTACGCACATAGGAACGGGCCAGATCACTTCTAATAAGCAGGAGAAAGGCTATGTCATTTTTTGACGCTAAGCAACAACTAGCGCAGATGCTGCGTAACGGGCAGCTTCCGCTAGATCAATACGAAGTCGAGCTGGAGGCGCTGAAATACGCGCACGGCGAATCAATGAACAGCGCCGATAGGCGGCAAGGAGTAGCGGCATGAGTTATGCAGTCATGGTACTGGGCGAATCAGGGGCGGGAAAGTCTCGTTCAATGAAGAACCTCAACCCAGATGACACGCTGGTTATCCAGCCAATCCGCAAACCACTGCCGTTCCGCTCTGCTGGCTGGGGGGCTTTCAGCAAAGACAATCCCGATGGCAGCGTGATCGTGACCGACAATATCCCCAATATTATCAAGTGTGTCGTGAACGCCGAGAAATGGGGCAAGAAGCACGTCGTCATCGATGATGCCCAATACATCATGGTCAACGAAAGCCTGCGCCGCAGCGCGGAGACTGGCTTTACCAAGTTCACCGAGATGGCCAAGGGTTATGTCGATCTTGTCCACGCCGCGGCAAACACGAACAACGACGTGCGCGTTTACTTCATGACCCACATCCAGACCGATGATTTCGGTTTCTCCCGGGCTAAGACGGTTGGAAAGATGATCGACAGCCAAGTGTGCCTGGAGGGCTTGTTTAGCATCGTTTTGAAGTGTCAGGCGCGTGACGGCAAACACTTCTTTTCTACTCGAACGAACGGTAACGACCCGGTTAAAACGCCTGAGGAAATGTTCGACTCTGGCGAGATAGAGAACGACTTGGCGGCGGTTGATGCGGCCATTTGTGACTACTACGGAATCACTCAACAGCAGGAGCAACCAGCATGAGCGCAGTATTTCAGTACAACGAAGATAAAGCTATCGCCGCCGATTCGGGAGGCGGTGAGTACATCACTGAGTCTTGCGTGGTGCGCGGTTTCATTGAGCAGGCTAAATGGGTAGAGGCAAGCAGTGGCGCCAAAGGCCTGGAGCTTACGTTTGAGAGCGAGCATGGCAAAAAGGCCAACTATCTGACGCTCTACTATCAGAAGAAAGACGGCTCTATCAACGAGGTGGGCGATCAGCAGATTCAAAGCCTGATGGGTTGCACTGGGGCGCAGTCGCTGAGTATGACCAATAACGGCAGCGCCATGATTGCGCCGGAGCTAACACGCAAGCCTGTGCAGCTTGCGCTTGAGCGTGAGAACTACGTCAAAGGCAATGGTCAGAACGGATTCCGGTTTCAAATTAAGTGCATCATGTCTGCCAAGTCAGGACTGACTATTGCTGAATACAAGGCAGGAAAACAAGCGGAATCCGCAGGGTATTGGGCGCAGCGTTTCGCACAGAATCCGCAGGGCGAGCCACCTAAGCAGCAGGCAGCCCAGGCGAGCGGCCAATACGACTACAGCAATAGCTATATGCCGCCCGCTGATGATGACGATTCGACGATCCCGTTCTAGCGAACGCTTGGTTATATCAAGGTCGGCCTATGCGCCGGCCTTTTTCTTATCTGTTATCTGGATGGCATGAATATGACTCCTGAGAAACTTAAAAGCATCGTGGATAGTTATGAAAGACTTAAAAACCTGAAGCTGGTGGCTCTAGAGACGGGCGTTAAATGGCAAACGGTTTACTGGAATTTGAAAAAGGCAGGCGTAGAGGTTTGTGGAGATAAGGCGCGCTATGGCTCTGCATCGGATCGAATTGCTGTTATTGGGGAGCAGCGGTTTCTAAAAGCCGTTCCTTTTGCTGAAGACAATAATAAAGGCAAGTGGCAAGCAAGCGTTGATTTCTCAATCGGTGAGGTGACTGTCGATGTTAAGGCTTCGCTGCCATGCCCTGCGGGCAGAACGCCCCAAGGAAAGTCATTTTCAGCTAAGTGGTCGTTCTGCATAAACAAGCAGACTGATGTCGCTGATTACTTTGTTCTGTACGCACTTAATGAAAGCGGGAAGGAGCCTGAAGGCGTATTTCTAATACCGCGAGAAATAGCTGCGTCGAAGTCAACGATATCCATTCCAACAACGCTCAAGAGCAAGTGGGCAGACTACTCAGTAAAAGAGAATGAATTGGCAGAGTTCTTCGAAATGATCATAAAAGATTTAGAGAAGCGAGCCTGATTAGTCAAATTAGAGCACGTACTTACGGTTGCTCTTTCCAATCTTTGGAGGCGACACAATGCAATCACTCTACGCGTTAACCCATGAATTTCAGCAACTAATCGAGATAGATGCCGACAACGACGCAGATTTTGCTGAGGCTCTAGCTACCACGCTAGACGTTAACAGCAATCAGATTGAAGACAAGATCGAAGCCACAATCATCGTTGCCCGGCAGCTTGACGCCGAAGTCGAGGCGCACGATGCCGAGATTAAGCGGCTGACAGCCCGCAAAAAGACGCTAGAGCGCAATGCTCAGGCGTGCCGCGACCGAGTGCTGTGGGCCATGGAAAACACCGGGCGCGACAAGATCAAGCGTCAGCTATTCACGATCACTCGCGCCAAGCCACGTACTGTTTGCTCGATTGAGCATCCCGACCGAGTACCCGAGCAATACACGAAGCTGATTCCAGCCAGCCGCCAGCCAGTAAAGGCCGAGATCCTTAAAGCGCTACAAGCGGGCGAGAACGTCCCAGGCTGCAAGCTGGCAGACGGCAAGGCATCGCTACGAGTCAGCTAGCTACCGAACAACGCAGAGCCTAACGCCTCGCTTAGCGGGGCTTTTTATTGCCTGGAGGAAATTATGGGATTGGATGTTACTGCTTTCCGGAAAATTAAAGAAATCGATTGCGTTTTTGACGAAGACGGCGAGCCGATTGACCCGGCCACAAGAGAGGAGATTGATTACGACTTTCGAGCGTATATAAACAGTGATTTCCCTGGGCGTGCTGACGATGTTCGCGGCGGTGCCATTTACTCTTCGCAAGATTCTATCGGTTTCCGTATTGGATATGGCGGCTATAACCATTGGCGCAACGAGTTAGCGCGTGTTGCGGGATTCCCTGAGACTGAATTGGAGCGATTCGGAAGCGTCACTAAGCGCCACGATGCCGGGGCTTGGGCAGCAACAGAAGGGCCTTTCTGGGAATTGATCTTGTTCAGTGACTGCGATGGGGTTATCGGCTCTACCGTGGCCAGTAAATTGGCAGCCGACTTTGCCCAATATCAAGAGCAGGCGGACAAAGAAGACGAGCATTTCAGGAGCTGGTACGCCACTTGGCGTGAAGCATTCGAGATGGCTGCTGACGACGGCGCCGTCTGGTTTCACTAAGGAGATCCTGCATGAGCTATCTCGATTACAGTCAATGGATGCTAGCGGAATGGGCGCGGGTAGAAGCGCGCGATGCATGGGAGCGGTATGTGGAGGGGTTATGACCACATACGAGGAAATCTCCACTTGCCGAAAGCGCAACAGGCGCTACTGGAACCAAGACTGCCGTTACGTGATTAGCCATATCCGCGAAGCGCAGCGGATACATGACGTGAAGCGCGAGCAGCATTGTCGCCAGTGGCTGAAAACCGTTATGGCCTCACGAGCCACGCATTGCTATTTGAAGGCGGGGCTATGAAACCCACCACTAAACGCTGCCCTAAATGCGGCTGCACCCGCCTGCGCCTGTTCAGCTCGATCAACAAGAAGCAGTGCGACGAGTGCTGGCACATGTTCGATTGGCACCTTGAGCAAGGGCAGAAGCCGTTAGTTGGCCCGAGCGCAGACCGCTACATAATCCCCGGAGATAAGAAATGATGATTCCCGTACACGCGGGCACTCTTGAGCGACGCCACAGCGCCGCGATGGAGCGCCTGTACGATCAGCTAATTACCGAGCTGATGCAGACGTTTGAAGAGAAGCTTTCCGCTGCCGCTGAGGCCGATGGCAACGCTAAGCAGAATGTCAGGCTGCGGCGAGAGCTAGCGGCGATGAATCGGAGAGTGGCGTGATGAGCGCAGCATCGCAAAATGAAATGGAGCGGTTGCGGGAGCAAGTGAAGCTGCTCAGAGACGAGCGCGACGATATATACACTGAGCTAACGATGGAGCAGGAGCAACGCCGAGCTTCCGAGGTGCAGCTATCCGCCGCTAACGAGCGCGAGCAGGCGCTGGCTACGGTAATAGCCAATATTGCTGAGTACATGCAGGATCAGTGGCCCGGTGCCTACTCCAAGCTCTACGAGAAGTTTGGCGAAGTGCCTGCAAAGGATATACGTGACAAACGCGACCTGCTCAAGCAGGCGGAAGGTGCTGATTTATTTGCTGATAACTGGGGATGGGGAGAGTTTAGGCCTGACGAGGACGATGTGCGTAAGTGGGCTAACGACAAGCGCCGCCAAGACGAGGCCCAGCAATAGCCGACTCCTACCCACACGACTGTTCAAAGATGCCGCCGATAGAGCGGTTTTTTTACGCCTGGAGGTTTTATGAATGAGCGCAAAGAGGGGTGGTATTGGGTTAAGCCTAGCAAGGCTGCTGACAAATGGCGTCCTGATTACTACAGAGACGGAAAGTGGCACGTTATCTGGTCTGTTCCAGAAGAAGATCCTGTTCATTTTGAGGTGGGCCCGCGCGCCTTTACGCCTAACGAGATAGAAGGCTGGCAATCAACTCCTGACGTAGCGAACGATGAAATGCTGGAAGAGGGGGTTGAGTCATTGCGGCGCGGACAGGCCAGATTCGGCGATAACCTGACGCAGGTGATCAGCAATATCTTTGAAGATATGCTATCAGCCGCACCGAAGCCGGGGGATGAGATATGAGCGAGCAAAAAAAAGACATGGCCTACAGCGCTTTAGTGTCTGCATGTACAGATGAGATCAAAGGTGCACGTAGCAATATCCCGGCATGGGATCAGGGGTGGTTGGATAAGGCTGTAGAAGGTGGCGACATTGGTATGCTAGGAAGTTACGGCGCAATGATCAGCAACATCAGAAAACACTCAACACTCACTGACTCTCAGATAAAGTATCAGCTAAACAAGGATGATCGTGTAATCAGCCGATCAAGCGGCGCAGGCACTTGCAAGATATGGTATCCCAAAGGTCTACATGTTGAGCTTGGCCTATCAGCCGCGCCTAAGCCGGAGGATGTATGAAGCCGCGAACAAGCAACGATTAACAGCCGCCACCAGGGCGGCTTTTTTTTGGCCAGGAGAAAAGTATGTACATTACTCGATCTGAGGCGCAGCGATTCCACCAGAAGTATATAAAGGACGAAGCAAGCGGCTGCTGGTTATGGCAGTACGCTAAAAGCAATGGCGGCTATGGCTCAGTAAAAGTGGGCGGCAATCGGGAATCGGCGCATCGAGTTTCCTACTTCCTGCATAAAGGCCCAATCCCGCATAACCGTATCGTTTGCCATGAATGCGACGTGAGGGATTGCGTAAATCCTGATCATTTATTCCTGGGCACCCATATGGATAACACGCAGGACATGATCAACAAGGGGAGGCAGCGCTACGTTGGGCAGAAAGGCGCCAAGAATCCTAGGGCAGTGCTCACTGAAAAGAAGGTGTGCGAGATCATCAAGCTAATTGCCAAGGGGATGACCAACCGTGCCATTGCCAATCGGTTTGGCGTCTCACATGGGGCTATCAGCTTAATCAGGCTGGGTAAGTGCTGGCCGGATATACCCAGGCCGCCAGATAACGAGAACTTTAAACCCTACCGATCACTTCGATCACAAGCCGCCCGCCAGGCGGCTTTTTCGTCTCAGGAGCAGGCATAATGAGCGCACCCCTAAATATCAGCGAAGGGCAGGCCGCCATTATCCGCCTGCTGGCACGCCAAGCGGCCAACGATCACTTGAAGGAGAAAGACAATGCACGCCGTAGTCTACGCACGCTACAGCAGTGAAAAACAAGACTCGACCAGCATTGATGACCAGCTAAGCGTATGCCGTGCCCGGGCCAACCGGGACGGCTTCGAAATCATTGCTATGCACCACGACGGCGCCGTATCTGGATCTACTCAGGTCGGCAGCCGTGAAGGCGGCAAGGCGCTACTGGCTGATGCCATGGCCGGACGCTTTGAAGTGCTGCTACTGGAAGGGTTGGACCGGCTAAGCCGTGATCAGGTTGAGCAAGAAAGCATCGTGCGTCGCTTAGAGCATCGCAATATCCGTATCATCGGCGTATGTGACGGCTACGACTCAGAAGCCCCGGGACGCAAGGTGATGCGCGGCGTTCGCGGCTTGATCAACGAAATTTATCTTGATGACCTGCGCGCTAAAACACACCGAGGTATGGCTGGCCAGTTTGACCGTGGTTTTATTGCAGGGGGCAAGCTGTACGGCTACGACATTGAGAAAACGGAGCAGGGTAGTCGTTACGTTATCAATGAGGAAGAAGCGGCCATTGTTCGCTGGATATTCCGGTCAGTTGCGGAAGGTAAAGGTTACCGGGCAATAGCACTAAAGCTGAATGATGACGGCGTTATTTCTCCACGCGGCAACAAATGGACAACATCGGGCGTTTACGGCTCGCCCCTAAAGGGCACCGGCATGATCAATAACAGCCTGTACGCCGGTATCTATATCTGGAATCGGTCGCAGTGGGTTAAAGATCCAGACACAGGTAAACGTAAGCGCATCGAGCGGCCACAAAGCGAGTGGAAAAAGATTGATGTGCCTGAGCTGCGAATTATCGACAAGGTTACCTGGGCCAAGGTTCGGCACCGCATTGACGATGGTCGCGATGAATACGGCCGCAAATCTGCACACCGCCCACTAAAAAGCCTGCTCGGGGGAATTCTCCGCTGCCCGCATTGCCAGGGGCCGATGGCTGGCCGTGATCGCTATTACTACGGTTGCAGCGTGCACCACAACACAGGCCCGTTAGCATGCAGCGGTTACCGCATTAGAAGACAGCATGTGGATAACCGAATGCTATCTATCGTCCGCCAGGATTTGCTATCACCCGCAGCTGCCCGGCTTTACGAAAAAGAATTCCGGCAACATTTAAAAGACAACAGCAACGCGGGAAAAGTGAAGGCGGCAAAAAAGCGGCTAGGTGAGGTTGAGCAAGAAATATCGCGGATGATCGACGCTATCGTATCCGTCGGCGCATCACCGGCATTAAGTGCTCGATTGAAAGCTGCAGAACGTGAACGTGATTCGCTAAACGAAATAGTAGGCCAGGGTGATCAGGAAACAGAAGTGCCAGACATTCGAGGGATATTTAAACGGCAGCTATTAAATTTGGGAGAAGCACTAAAAAGGGAGCCAGAAATTGCCAGGACGGCAATGGGGCAGATATTTGGGAGGGTAGGTCTTGAGCTACGTGGAAATGAAGTGTGGGGACAAATAAAAACATCGCCAGCCCTCTTAATGGTGGCTGGCGATGCTTCTCGAAATGGTAGCGGGGACCGGATTTGA